TTAGAATATCCGGCGCAATCCCGCCAAAACTCTTTTTATCCAATTCAGGATGGGAACATGCTTCAAGTAAAGAAGCACAACCGCACCGATGGCGACAATATAAAAGATATATCGCCAACGCTTGGGGTCGGGCGCGGGTTCGTTGATGCGTTCATGGGTGGTTTCGGCGACTGTGACATTTGCATTGCATTTGGATTCCTCTTGCTTGTCTGATTCCTTGCTTTGACCTTTTGTTTCATTGTCGGATTCAATAACGGTTTGCCGAATTGCCTTGATGTTGCCCGACACCTTGCCGAATCCACCAATTTCAACGGATGCGGTCGGATTGGTTCTTTCATTGTCGGGGGCATCATTCACCACCTTATCGGGCGATGCCCTTGCGTCCGGGCTTTCGGTTGCCGGACTGACAACCGGGGTCGTGTCAAAGATGATTTCAGTTATTATGACCTTGCCGTGTTCCGTCCGGGTCGTGTCAACAACCTTTTCGGATTCGTGCTTGGTCATTTTCTGAACGCTGACCGAATCGACCGAAATTGTTGCGGTTGATTCCTGGATTTTCCGTGTTGATGCGCAAGACACCAACATCAGGGCAAGCACTATGAAGAAGAAAACACGTTTCATGGGTGATATTGTTTTATTGCTTCAACGTGAACATTTGCGATTGTTTCCTTGCCGGATTCGCTCAATAAATATTCAACATCGGCGCGATTGTCCATGAATAGGTTTTCAGTCAAGACCGCCGGGCAATGCGTGTCGCGGATGATTGCGAAATTGCCCGTCCAATACTTGCAAGCCGGAACGGAACGGTTGCCGCGCAATCCGGCTTTGTTGGCGCACTCCCACAACAACGCGGCAAGGCGTTTTGAATTTGTGGATGCGTTGGGTGCAACAAAACCGCAAAAGCCCCTTGCATCGTGCCAACCGCTTCCGGCGGCGGCATTGATGTGAACCGAAATTAAGACGCAATTTGTCTTTCCGTATTTAGCGCACAAGGCGTTCACACGTCGGGTTCGTTCTTTCAAGGAGATGTCCGTTGTTTCAGGCACAAGAATTTCGGTGTGGATTCCGGCGGCGCGGGTCTTTGCGGCGATTCTTTCGACCATATCCCGCGCCCAATAGCATTCCAACACCCTTTTGTCAGGACTACACTTCCCCCCGGTCAAAGGGGGGGCGCCATGTCCGTTGTCAAGAATCAAGACCATAAGTGTTGTTTTTAATGGTTGTTATTTGACATCAGGCGTTTCCGCCGTGTCTTTGATTGGCCTATAATTCGGGCAATGTTTCGCGTTTGCCGTCTTGCAAGCGATTGTTCCGTTGTAGGCACATTCACGGTTTGCACACTTGACCACTTCATGTTCTTTCAGTTCGTGCAAGTCAAGGTCAAAATGTCTTTCGGTCTTGTCAACCATGATGCGTTGGGCGACAATCGCCCATTTCGCATCATTGCAAGACGATTCATTTTCAAGCATTGACCAAATTTGCCAAAAGCACACCGCCCCGGCAATAATGTTGGGTAACAACAAAGTGAAGTCGGGGAAAATGTGTTGGTCAATCAGGAATGCAAGGACAATCACGGCATAAACTTTAAGCAACGTCAGGAAAACGCGCCCGGCGTAATGACTTTTGAATTTTCCATCATTCGCACCGGGGAACTTCTTCTTCACTCGTTTAGACAATGCCCATGCGGTGTAACAATCCATCAGCACCGCAATTGTGCAAATCACGATGAAAGGGATTGTCGGGGCAAGAATCGCAACGATTCCGCCCAAAGCACCGACAACGTATTTGCCCAACTCGTAAATGAATGATTGGATGTTTTGTGTCATTTTAGGTGAAATTAAAACATTTTCCAACCTTGACAATGGTTGTGTCAATCGGGTAAAGTTCAATGGGCGATTCATCCTTTTGTGAGCGTTCCGCATTCATCGCCGAAATTTTTGCTTCTGCTTCTTGGATTCCTTCAATAAGGATGTCCGACCCGGTGAAGCAACAACGCCTTTCGCCGTCGGGTGTACCATCCGGCTTCTTCACAAAGAAGTCACCGTTTGCGTCGGCACACTCATTGAACGACGCAAGAACGACTTGCATTTGCAGTCGCAACCCTAAATTGTTCTTGCCCGTGAACTTTGATTTTGAAATCTTGGTTTTCTCAATCAAGATGCGCTTGCCGGACAATTCTTCAATCTCGATTCCTTTCCCGATAATTGCCCCGGATTCAATTCCGAGGTCGCCAAACCTTGCCATTGTTGTACGATGTTAGTTAATACTTGTTTTAATTGAGGATAGCGACCAAAGCCGTGTCGATTTCTTCCGTCAGGTTCAAGAAGTCCTTGTAACGGTCAACGGCGGCTTCATCAACCTTGATTCCCAAAACGTGCTTGTTGTAGGAATTAACAAGGTCAAATTCGGCGGTTTCATCCACAAGGGCGCGGATGATGGCCTTTTTCAAGTTGGCTTTGGTCGGGGTGCTGAATGTCCTCACTTCAAAGCAAGACCACCCGGTTTGTGTTTGCTCCGCATCGATGGATTCATTGGCGATGGGTTCACCGCCGGGATTGCCCATTTCGGGCGCAATGTTTAGACGCACGATGCAAGAACCGTCATTGTCCTTTTCAAGCGTCAGGGGCTTGCCGTGCGTCATGTCGTAATGCGCATTTGGGGCGATTAAAGTTAATGTCATAAGGCATCAAAGTTTTTAATTTATTGAAAAGATTTATTGAATTGCAGTATTTACACCACCCCCACCAACTGCAAATTTGTTGGCGATAGGCTTCTTTCGGCATCGGCATTTTCCGTTTGCTCAAACGTGCCACCCGGCGGCACAACCGTTGCTTTATAGTCTTGCGCAATCGCGTGTGGGTGTGATAAAAGACATAACCCAAGAAGTCGATTCCGCGTGAATCGACCGGGAAAACCTGACAACCCCTTTTCTTTCATTTCAAGATTCGCTTAAATGCTTTCGGTTAACGATTTGCGTTTTCCGATGTCACGATTGGGTAATAGCAAAGGCGAGTGCTGATGTTCACATTCGAATACGAGGGATCGAAACCGCAATGCGGACCGAAACCGCAACGCGCAACGTCATACGCACAACCGCCGAACATAACGCCGCACACCGCTTCACCACTTGCCGGGATATTTGTGTAAAAATAATCACACAAATAGGTCGTTGAACCACCACCGATTGATAGCGGCATTATTTCGCCGTATTCACCAAGAATCAGGGTTTTTACATAACCCTCTTGGCGGGGTAAGTTTCCGCGTAATTCATAACCGTCGCCGATGGTGCTTGCAAACAACGTGGGGTCATCGCAAACGAAAAATTCGGACAATCCCCCGGCGGCATCGGACTGAATGTTGCAAAGGCAACCATCCGTCCATTTCCAAGTGTGACCGAAAGGATTTGTCACGCCGCGATAAGACGGCACTTGAACGGTCAGGACTGAACCATACCCGGCGGGCAATTCATAGGGAACACAACCCGTGTGATTGCCAAGTGAAAGTGTATGACCGCAAGGGATGAATGGGTTGTAAGCGCACCATGTATTCCACGCCCCGGCCGCAAGGGTTGTGACACCCGCACCAAGTCCACCTTGACGGAATCCGTCGGCGGTCAATTCGGCATTGAAGTTGGCTTGTGAATTGAAATTGCAATATTCAATCGCAAAGAACCACCACAATTTGCGGTGTGTTTGATAAAGATTGCAATTCCATGACACTGAACCGCGCTTGCGGGCATACGCACGGAAAGTTGTCAGGTTGAAGCCCGTTGCCGGGCGACCCAACAAGGTGTGGTCGGTTGTGTCATACGCCGTGTTATTGTTGCCGCCGCGATAGTCCGCCGCATCATTGACAACGGCGCAAAGGGTGGTTGTTGACCTTTGCACACACGCTTCATCGGCGGAAACATAGTCTTTGCGCCACTTGATGAAGCCGGGCAACGGACGGTCGGACATCAGGGCGCGACACTTGTTGCCGTCCATTTCAAAACGCACATAAGCGTCGGGCAACTCAACCATAAATTGACCGTCTGCCCCGGTTAGGTTTGCCGCCGCGCCGTTGTCGCGCTTTGAAGAATCATTGGCGTGTAAGTAATAATTCACCGTGCCGTCATCTTTGAGGACGCAACGGCGCATTTGTGACTGAACGGGCAAGGACTGATGAAGTTCGGTCTTGCCGATACGGGTTGGAACGGGATTTGAAACGGTCACATCCCATTCGATGCCGTAATAACAGTCATAAGCGAATGTGGGCTTTGTGTTGCCCACGCCGATTAAAAGACCCATATTAAAAGCCCCATTTTAAGTTAATATTTGCCAACGATGTTGGCGCGATTTCTTTCACGATTTCAGGATTCCACCCGCATTCAAATTGCGTTTCGATGAAATCCCCGTCTGGCATCCCCGCAAGTCGCACGGATAGCACGACCGGGGCGATGCCGTCATTCTTGATGTTGAAGCACTGACCATCCGGCAAGGAAAAGCCGGAATCAGTCAGGGCAACGACACCCATTTTCCCGATTTGGGCGGAAACTTGTTTGCCCGACCTTGTGTTGCTCATTTCGTTTTTAACTGATGGTTGCAAATTTAACTATAATGTCTTATAGTAAGACACGCTTTGAATAACTTGGGTATAAGTTCCCGGAATACCCAAGCATTACCCGGTTAAAAGTCTGTTGTGTTGATAATCAAAAAGACAAAGCCCGAATCATTCGGTGAATCATCATCACCCGTGTAAACCATGAAGCTTCCGCTTGTCTTATCGTACACCGATGCAAAACGCCCGATGGTTCCTTGCCCGGTTGCATCACACGTTGCGAACACCATGTAATTATCGGTTGTTGAAAAACTTGGGTTGATTGTCACCTTATAACGACCCACCCCCGTGCGGGAAACCGAAATTGTGGCATTATCATAACGCATCACTTTTGACAATGAACCTGAACTTGTCACAATGCCCATATATGAAGCGTGAAGCGGTCGCCCTCTCATGTTGTCCGGCTTTGTGTAAAAGCGTCGCAAGATAATCCAACCGAAAAATAAGTTGTCATCACCGTAACCAATCATTTCAACCGCTTCATATTCATCAATGACAAGGCTTTGAAATGTTTTTCCGTTCTCAAAAAAATACTTGCCGCTTGGCGCACTTGCGCTTAATGTGCCGTTGGGATAAGTATTATTAAAACGACCATTCATAACAATAGCCCTGAAACCATTATATTTGTTGGTGAACGGCAATGTTATTGAATAATTAAAATTACCACCTTGCGACGGAATCACAACATTGTTATTGTTTTGCAATCCCGGACTTGAAACGACAACACCGCTTCCGCCCCCAAGAACAAAATAACCATCCTTGAAAGCATTTGTAAAAGCACCATTTACCACAACATCATCCAACGTCGCGTTCTTGATAGTGCCTTTGTTGATGTGTGCTTCACCTTTGACAACGGCGTTTTCCATTACAACCGACCCGTTTTGCATTACACGGAAAGGGGCGGTGGCGCGATTCTCAAATGATGCACCCGCCCAAAAGCGCACGGATGCCGCCGCCGTTCCTTGCCCGGTTATGCCCGCAAGAATGCTTTGATTGTCGCCCGCAACCTGAATTGTGCCGGACGTGACAATGCCCCCGTCAATGGTCGTTTTGGTGTTGTCATAGTTTACCGCAACGACCCAATCGTTGATGCTATATGATTGCCCAGCGGCTTTTGCCGTAATGCAACGGCGCAAGTCCTGACCATTCACCCAAAGGTCGCCGATGTCATAAGGTGGATAAGGCGTGTCAACAAAGACTTGACGTTTGCCATCGGCGGTGTCTTGGGCATTTGACGCGGCTTCATAAGCGGCAAGGGCGGTTGAATCCTCAATCTTTTGCCAATTATAGAATGGCATGGTTTGTCCATTCAAAGTTGCCGTTGTTTTTCGATAGCACTTCAAATCCTTTGTGTTAGTGTTATACCACATATCCCCGATGTGCTTTTGACGGACTGCATCGGTTGTCCACAATACCGACGGGTCGGATGATTGAAACCACGTTTCAATCTTGCCGTCAATTTGTGATTCAATGTTGTTGATGGTGTCGGCAAAATTGCCGTTGATAAACGCATTCAAGGCGGAATCATCGGTGTAATTTGAAGCCTTTTCCCAATCGCTTGAAGTGTAAACCCCGGATGCGCGGGCGGTCTTACAACGATAGATGCCACCACTTGCACCCTGAACCCAAAGGTCGCCGATGTCATAAGGCGGATAAGGGGTTGAAGTGAAAATGCGGTTCTTATCCTTTGCAAGATTCAAGGCATCTTGGGCAAGATTCAGGGCTTGCGCAAGTTCTTCATCGGTTAGTTGCTTCCAAACATACCGATAACCGAACACCGCACCGGGACGCGGAATGTAGCGTTCTTTGACATATCGCCACACCTTGCCCGAATCGGTGTTATAAAACAAGTCGCCAAGATGATTTTCTTTTGTCGCCGAATCCGTCCATTCGCTTGCGGGTTCGTTGCTTTCGGTCATATTTTCCGACGTGGGCAAAGGGTCGTAATTTTCAAAGAATTGTTCGATTTGCCCGTCAAGTTGTGATTGGATTTCGGCAAGAAGCCCCGGCAAGGTGTTATTGATGAAATCCTTGCTTTCAAGGGCTTCATTTCCCAATTCTTCAAGGGTCTTTTGTTCACCGTTTGAAGTGAACACAATTCGCCCGCCGATTTCGGAATTATCCAAATCAAAGTATGTTTGACCGTCGGCGGATTCAATGCGCCCGGTCTTGATGAATCGCCCGTTTATCATAGTGAACCCATAAGTCAGGGCGACGGAACGGGCGTTGATGTCAGGGTCAACCGAATTTATTACACCAATCCAAAACCAATAATAATTCGGGTCATCATCGACCTTGTGTTGTGTCGGTGTAACCTGAATTGTGCCATCCTGACCCACCCTGTTGCATCTTGCATAAATATAAAATGCCTGATTTGACGGTGAAAGCGTGATTGAATTATCGGCAAGAATCCAAGCAACGGCGGATTCTTCATTGATGGTGTAATGTGTCAGCACACCGCCTTTCCACCTGAACAAATTGGGATTGCCGTTTGTATTAGGTTCAAAGACGGTGTTTGTCAACCCAAATTGCATTGACTTTGCACCGACTGACAATGCAAGCGTGTCAATCGAATTGGGCTTGATTTTGTCGGTGTAATAATCCCCCTCCGGGTCAAATACCATGTCAAGCACTTCACGACTTGACCGCCAATTTGCACGGGCGCGGGCGGGGTCTTTCAGGTTGTTAATATTGATGATTTTGTCAATGTCTATCAGGTCGGAAACAACACGGTTGGTTGTGGTCGTTGTTACGGTGTCCGAAATGGTCAAGGTGTATTCGTAGGGGTCAAGGATGTTGCGCGAAATAGACTTGATGCGAATTGACTTGTCCACATCAATGTCGGCATCTTTTATCGGCACATAATCGCCCGGTTCAAAGACGTTGACAATTCCGGCTTCGGTCGCAAAGGTCTTTTCGATGAATACCTTTGTGACACTTACCGAATATTGAACTTTGGGTTGTGAATTTTGGTCATAATACTTCACAGCCGCTTCCGCAAGTTCGGCTTCCGCCTTGCTTATCAGTTCCGGGGGCAATGTAATGTCCAAAATCTTATATTCATTGCCGGGCGCAAACCTGAATGCTTGCGATGTTTCGGATGGGAAGACCATGCCCCGGTCATCAGTGAATTTGCGCAACGTAACCTTGTGGGTTGCGTGGTCATACTTGACAATATCAAATTCATATCCGGCAAGATTGCCCGAATTGAAATGAACTTTTGCCGTCACTCCGTCAAGCAAATAAACCGTGTTTCCGTTTGCGTCTTTCAAGTTCAGGTCAAAAGTAATTGACGGGTCGATAAATTCAAAGATTGAATCCCCGACCGCCTGAACGTGACCCGTGAATGTGGGCTTGATGTTTTCAAAGTGCTTTCGCCCCTCAAAAATGCCGTATTTGGCAACCGCTTCGGGCTTTTCAATGTATGATTGCGCCTTTGTCCGACCGGGCAAACACAAACGGTCTGCACGATATTTTGACGTGATATTTGAAGCACTCCCAAAGACTTTAAGACGTGTGATGATGTTAGCGGATGAAACATTGTCGCGGCTTATCATATAAAGCCCCTTGCCGCGCCCAAATTCAAGCGTCAAAGGCAATGTGCGTGATGTTGACCGAACATTGATGACATAGACATTCCCGGATGTTGTGATGTCAAAGAAGTAAGATTCATCAAACTTTTCCATCAGGGATTGAAGCACCGAAAGGCAATTATCGGATTCCCCAAAAGTCAAGGTCATGTCGGTTGCGGTTTCAGGACACGCCCCCAAAGCCCACTTGCCGGGGAAAACGCGGTTTGCGTTTGCGACAAGCACGGTCAAGAATCGTTGTAAATTGCCCGTCAGGGAATCACCCTGAACGTCTTGAAGTTGATTGTTGGTGGTGTTGATGTTGACATCATAAGTCGCCCGCAAAAGGTCATATTGGATGCCCTCAAACTGCAATGAATATTGAAATTCGTGCATCCCGGTTTTCTTCGGTTTCGGTAAGCGGTTCAAAGTGTAAACGCGCCCGAAAACTGAAATTTGGTCGCCGATTTCGTAAGTTTGAGAAAAGGGGGATTGAACGGTGATATCCACGGTGTCATCCCCGTTCAATGTCCAATTTTGACGTGCGGATGTGACGGCGGTTGCCGTGCGCCGCGATTGAAGCGGCACACGGTTTCCGTCACGTTTGATAAGAATTAAATCTTCTCCCATACAACAATGGCATTGGTTGTGAATTGGCTGATTTCGTCGATGCAACCCGTGATAACGGGGAAATAATCGCCGTTGGTGTCATAATTATGTGTGACGGTCTTGTCAGTGCCGGAAACGTCATAATCAACCGTGCCGTCACCCCAAAAGATATTCACATATTTGCGTGAAGTCAGGGTGATGGAACATTGCTTTGTGGCATCATTGGCGCGAATGTGCTTCAAGATGCGCTTGACGGGTTCGGGTTCGGTCAACTTCAACTTGAATGTGCCGACCATAAGATTGTCGTTCCATTCCTTTGTCACCTCGATTGCGTCCTTGCAATAGACTTCGTAAATAAGTGGCTTGACTGGGTGAACGTCAATGACAAGGCGTTGTGTTCCCACCTTGTCAAATTGTTGTTCAAAGCGGGCAAGTTGGGTGATGAAGTCAATCTTGGATTCCGCCTTGATGAAGCAAGACAAGGTGATTTCGCGGGGTTCATAGAACTTGTGGGCAAGGTCAACCGATTCCCCGTGGTAATTATCCCACGAAATTGAAGCCGGGGTTTTCTGCTTCGGGCGATTCAAGATGCCATCCGACCCCGAAACAAAGACACCAAACGTCTTGAAGTCGATGCCGTCAACAAGATAGGCAATGTTTTTGACGCTTGAAATTTCATCCATCAAGTCGGCTTGTGACAAGGCGACATTGAACACCTTGACATCATCAAGAAGCCCAAAGCCATAATCCCCCGAATAACAATCTTGATTCAAGGAAACGCCCGTGGGTGTTCCGGCTTTCGTGATGCTCTTAATCAGGATGGAATTAACATAAAAGTCATAGACCGTGCCGTATTTGATAAGTGCCACGGAATACCACGACCCCGGTTGTGCTTCAAAGTCAAATTCGATGAAGTTTTCAAGTCCACCAAAATTGATAATCCATATCAACTTCGATGGCGACCCGGCGGTTCTTTCGGCGGGTTGAACCCATGCAAGAATCGAAAAGTCCACCGACAAGTTCGGCAAGATGTTTTTTGACACCTCGCAAGTATCTTCACCCGCAAAGGAAATGGCATTGCCATTCTTTCCGGCGACAAAATGCGCCCCATTCACCGTGCCGTCCGCACGGTTTGAAGAATAGTCGTAAGCGGTCAACGCTCCGTCGCTTTCATCAAAGGGCATTTGAAAAATGATGTTTTCAGTATTCATTTTAATAAGAATTTGAATGTTTGACCCGGATTTTCACATGGGTTTCAGGGTCGCGGGAAATGATGTTGACCATTGCCCGGTCGCCATATTGGTTCACACACACTTTTGCCCGGTCGTGCGCGTAAATGTTCACAACGGAATTATCGAACACGTCAATCACCACAAAGGCATCATCGGCGGCAACAAGATTGATTTCGGAATCGTGCTTGACAAACACTTCGGAAACATTGAACCCATTGTTTGACACCTTGCCTAAAGTTGACCCCAAACACACGCATTTGGGCTTATTTTCAACGGAAATTTCCGAATCGACAAACACACCCATCCGGGGGGCAATGTCGCCAAAATGCGCCTTAATGAAGTCGTTTGCCGGAAAGTCGTTTTTCAAGCAAAAGTCAATGCCGCGCAAGTACATTTCAACCATTGCCGTGCGGTCGGTGGTGTTCTGCAAGTCCTTGTGCCATTCCTTGCAAATTCCTTTGTTCTTTGCTTGTGATGCAAGTTGCTGATTAAGTGAGCGTTTGAACATACGTTTGTAAATTTCTTTTGTTTGTTTTGTTAAATAAGACCTTTTGACCGCAAGGAATCGCCGTCTTTTGATTCAAGAAGCGTGATGATGTGGTCAATCTTTGAAAGATGATGATTGAATGCCGTATTTGCGGCAATCGTGTTCAGGACAAGAAGTTGTTGACGCAAGATGTCCTTGATTTCAAGTTGATTGATGCGCACGGCATTCATTTGTCCGGCAACAAGTGATGCGGTTTCCTCGGAAACACCCTTGACCGCCCCGGTTAAGGACGTGTCAGCATCATCTTCATTTGTAAGGTCTTTGAATAGGTCGGAATAAATGCCCAATGCCTGATTGAAGTTGTTGGCGGCGGCTTGAACCTTTGCCCGGAATGCTTCAATCTCCGAATCGGTCAGTCCATCAAAGATGAAGTCATTACCGTTCCAATAACCCATTGAATTTGTCAGGTCGTCAAGTGCGCCTTGAAGTTGTTGTTCAAGGAACTTTTTCTTCAACTGATTCACAATGGCATTCTTCAAAACCTCGTTGACGGTTTCTTCAAAGGCTTTCGCGGCATCTTCGCCCTTTTCAAATGCTCCCACAAGGCTTTCGGCAAGTTGGCTTGAAAAGTCCTTTGCGTTGGTCTGTACGATGTCATTTGCAATGTCATCAAGCATATCTTGAATGGTGCGGTCAAGTTCCGCGATTTGTTCTTGATAATCACGGATTTTGTCGCTATCGGTGTGCTTTTTGCTCCTTTCATCGTTAATCATTCCGTAAAGATGCGCTTGTTGTTGTTGCATATTACGAATGGCGGCTTGCTGATTCTTGTAAACTTCACCGCCCAAAGCCTTGTTGATTTGCCATTCAAGTTGCTTGTAAGCATTGGAAAGGATGTTAATTTGTTCCTGATGCTTCTTGATGGACTTTTCGGCTTTTCGGTCACGCGAATTGAACAAGTCAAAGGCGGATGACAAAAGGGTGATTGAACCTTGTATCACGGCAAGGGGGTTGCCCGATGCGATGCCCTCGGCGGCTTGTGAAGCACCTGAAAGGATGCCACTGATGTCACCAAGAATCGCGGACGTTTCTTCATCCATAGCAACACCCATCTTTTCCATTCCCTGAACGACGGAATCAAACGTGCCGGACACAAGGCTCAAAGTTGAGCCGACATTAGAAAACACGTCTTTCAAGGCATCTTTCATCAGGTCGCCCGATGATTTGCCCGATTCAACCTTGCGGATAAGCGCATCAAGAACTTGCATGGAATTTCCGACATCAACCCCCATGTCGATTTTCCCTTGTAATTCTTGTTTCTTGTTTTTCAGGTAATCAAGGAATGATGAACCTTGCGAAAGAAGCCCGGCAAAGGCATCTTGCGCCCCGGCAACCAAATCTTTGTCGCCTGACTGAATCCACTTTTGATATTGCTTGTAAGCATCTTCTTGGGCTTTGAGTTCAGCCAAGAACGGGTCTTTGTCATTCGACAATAATTTGTTGTCTGACATTTGACGGCGCAATTCGGCAAAGGCATTGCCCAAAGCCTTGAATGGATTGCGCTTGTTGATTTCATCACGCGCCTTTTCAAGTTGTTCATTGATGGCGGCAAGGTCGGCGGGGTTAAAGTCGCCCGAAAATCGAATCTTTTGCGCTTCAATTTCCTTAATAAGACGCTCGATTGTGGATGTGGTCAAACCCTCTAAATTGCCGAAAAGAAGTTGCCAATCGGCTGATTGCGTCAAAATATCATTCGACAACTTGGAAAGCTCTTCATGTTCGGCGGCGGCGATGCGGGCAAGCATTTCAGTGTCGCCGTGTTCACGGGCAAGACGGCGTTGTTCATCATATTTTTTTGCGATGTCGGCGCGTTTCTGCTCATAACCCTTATATTCTTCAACCAACTTGTCAAAGTCCTCATCGCCCGTTCCCTCGGTGTCCTTTGTATACTTACGGCGGCGGTTGGCAATCGCCGCGTCGATGCTTTCCCGGTCTGCATCCGTTGTGGCGGCATTGCGGGCGCGTGTAAGCATTTCAATGTCGCGGTTGAAATCTTCTTCCATCTTACGCCGTTTATCGGTGTAAGACGCATATTCTTCAAGCAATTCTTTGGTTTGGCTCTTGACTTGCTTTCGGGCATCCTTTTCGGCTTCATCCAAAATGTCCTTTTTGCCGTTGTCAATCTCCGTGCCGTCGTTGGCAAGTTCTTTGCGGCGACGTTCAATGATGTTCAGGATGTCAAGGACGGATTGGGCATTAGTCAGTTGCTCGGACAACTCTTGATTGAATTGTTCAAGTACCGTGCGTTTGGTTTCTTCGGCAATGGCATCATTCAGGGTGCGCAACTGCTTGTTCTGCTCCTTTGTCCGAGCGGCGACATCCACCGACAAGATTTTGTCGCGTTGCTTCTTCAAATAGTCAATATAGGTTGCCCCTTGTTCAAGAAGCCCGGCAAACTCTTGTTTCGCGGAATTGATAAGGATTTCATCGCCTGAATTTACCCATTTCAAAAAACGGGCATATTCTTCTTTGCGCTTCTGCAACTTTTCCAAGAACGGGTCTTTTTTGGTAGTAGAACCACCTCCACCGCCACCCGTGCGGAATGTGTTGGTCTTGTTACCCGTGATGGCATTTGCCTTGTCTTGGAGTTCGGCAAGTTCTTTCAAAGCGTCTTTATAAGCCGTGTTGTCGGTCAGGTTCTTCAATGCGGCTTGTTTCTGCTGAATGGCTTGTTCAATCGCGCCCAAAGTTCCCTCGGCGTATGTTTGCGCCCCCTGAATCCCGGCTTGTTGCAAGGCATCAAAACCCGCTTGTTCAGCATTGCGGGCTTGCTGAAATAAGGCTTCCGATTCGGCTTCAAGGGCTTTTGCTTCCTCGTTCTTCTCTTTCCACGGGGAATACCACCCCGACAAACCCAACTTGACAACATTAGCGTTTTCGCGGTCACGTTCCGCGTATTTCTGCATGGCTTCTTTTTGCTTGTTCATTGCCATTTCGACAAGAACCATCGCTTTTGCCTTTGTGATTTGGGCTTCAATGAAAGCATCCTTGTTGGCATTAAGCAAGTTTTCGGCATCAGTCACACCGTTAATAGACACGCCAAGTTCATCAAACTTCTTGCGGTTGTCCTCGATGAACTTTTGCTTTGCTTCAAGGTTATCGCCCAATTCATTCCACCGGGCGGAAAGGTCTTTGATTGTGCCGATGGGCTTGTAACAAGAATCAATCAAGGCGTTGGAAAATTCTTCTTGCTTCTTTTTGGCTTTGGCGGCTTTGCTTGAAAAATGGGAATAAAGACCAATAAGGGCGGAAATTCCCGCAATAATCCACCCGAACACGGGAATTGATTTGATTGCCGCCCCAACCATTCTGAATGCCCCGGCAAGACCGATGTTTGCCACCGTTCCCGCCTTTGCGGATGCGGCTTGAACCCCGGTTGCGGTTGCGTTTGCACCCTGAACTGCCGTGTTTGTCCTTGTTGCAGCTGTCACTTGACCCCGTGAAGCGGCATTTGCTTGATTGGCGGCGGTGTTTGCTTGTTCGGCTGATGTATTTGCCCCAGTCGCGGCGGCATTTGCTTGATTGGCGGCGGTGTTTGCCTGAACTGCAACGGTTTCGGTCGCTTCGGCTTCTGCGCCGACGGCAAGAAGTCCGTTCCACCATTCCTTGATTTTGCCGACCGTGCCAAGCATGAATGCGGAATCTTTGTTCAGGGCTTGCGAAACTTGCATCAAACCGTTTGTGACCGCCATTATTGATTGGGTCTTTAACATGATTTGTTGTAAATTTTCGTTTTCAGTGCCAAACAAACCCATCATGCCCGCGACGGCGGAAAATCCACCCGTCAAACCCGTGAGACCTGAAAGGACACCCGCGAATCCGGCTTCATCATTTGCAAGAACGTGGGCTTGTGCCTGAGCATCCCCCCACGCATCGGTCAGGGCGGCGGCTTCATTCTGCAATTCCCGATAACGTGCCGTGTTGCGTTGCCCGGCGGCTTCCATTTCCACCATTTCCATTTTGAGTTCACGCAACCTTTGACGCAAGGATGTGTGAGCCTTGCCAAATTCTTCGGCGGCTTTTTGTTCTGCAATAAGGGCATCGCGGGCATCATCAAGTTGGTTGGATTGCTCGCGCAATTCATCCAACAACTTCTTACGGGTCGCAATTTCACCTTGAACCGCCTTTTTTCGTTCATTTATGGCGCGGACATCACGCGCCGAATCACCCCCGACATTTCCTTGTGCAACTATGGTCTTGTTAAGATTTTCCAATTCATCTTCAAGTTGACCAATCGCGTGTTCTTGTTTTTCGCATTCTTCACCGATTTGCCCAAGCATTGTGCCGATGTCGGCAACCGTCTTGTCAACCGTGTTTCCGACACCAACGAAACCATCGGAAAAGCCTTGCACACGACGCAAGGTTTCTTCGATTGCTGAATTTAATTGGGAATTGTCCATTTCGGACACAAAGGACAATCCGCCGCCGTCAATATTTGCCATTTTACATCAGGGAATTAACATAATTCAAAACTTGTTGTTGGTTGCTTTCGGTAAGGGCGATTTGTTGAACATTTGAGTCGGAATCGGTGTCATAACTCGGTGCATCAATCATCATCCTTTCCACAAGCGACCATGCAATGCCATTAAGCAAGTAATCGTAAGTCCACCCGAAATGCGCACATAACGCACCCCGGCGACCGTGTGGACTATTTAACCCGCGTTGCTTTCCTCTATCCGAATCGGCATTGAAGTTCGGTCGGTGGACATCAATCGAATAGAGTTCATAAAATCCCCCAAGTTGGACATTGCGTTGACCAAAACGGCGAGTTGATGCAAACGGGATGGTTTGATTGACCGGGCGAAAAGGTCGGTCAGTTCATTAAGATTGTCGGTGTCCTCAACCCAATGCGGATGCCCGCCTTTGATACTGCATTTCAGGCGGTCAACCCCAAGCGTTGCGATTGCGACAATACGGGCGCATCGGATTGAATGCTTGTGTGTCATCGTGCGGGCAATGACCATCGCATCATCGGACTTCATCGCCTTTTCATCAATGGCAAATTCTATCCATTCGACTGAAAGGCGGTCAAGGGTTGAAAGCGTTGGTTCTTCGATGCGGAATGTCCGTGTCACTTCTTCCAAGTGCCGTTTGCGGAACAAACCAAAGAACCTTTTTGTGGTCACAACCTGAATGTCTTTGACTTCAAAGGCAAAACCTTTTTGAACAAGCACGTTCAATTCGGATTTCTCTTTTTCAAGGTCGGTTTTCTTTTCTTCCATTACTCGGTGAATGTTATGGTAAAAAGCCCCCAAAGGGTGTTTTCACTCTCCGGGGGCGTTAATGATTCGTTTTGCCCCGCGTTATGATTCGTGGGGGATGCCGCGCAAGGCTTTTCCGGCTGATACCGACATCGGGGTGACGGTGAAATCGACAAGGAAAATGCCGGATGCCGTAAGGTCTGCATTGATGACTGCTTCAATGTCGCCGTTGGGAATTTCAAAGTCAAGTCCTTGTTCGGTGATGACCTTGATTGCCTTGTTTGCGACAACCTCGTTGCCGTCATAGCCCCATTTGGGGGCGTCTTCCGTGCCGACGTTAGCACCACCCACATAGTCAATCAGGTCTTGCACGGACGCATCCATGATTGAGAATGTAAGGGTCGGAATCTTACGGGCTTTGCGGCGCACTTCCGGGGCGGCTTTGCCCTCTTCAAAATGTTCCGTCACGTCGGACGAATCTTGGGCGATTTTGGCGGTGTCCTTGTAGGTCTTGCCAATCTTTGTCAGGTCGGCGGGCATAGTGCCGGACGGTGAAGCCGTGCCAACCTTAATTTCACAAAGGCCCAGTGTGATAAGGTTTGTTTTATTGGTTGTTGACATATCTTTTTGAAATTAAACCGTTTGAATATTCCAATCAATCCGAATGTTCATAAAGTGTTGCTTTGTGTTCGGTTCATTCATAATGATTGCCGATTTGGGGATTGCCTTAATGCCCGGCAACACCGCATTGTGAACTATCTTCAAGACCTCATGGGTTAAAGATTCAAGGCGTGTCCGATTTGTCGAAATCTGCATCTTGCCTTTGATTCGCTTTGAAGTGTCAGTCACATAGACATTGATGTTTGACGTGCCGATTTGGGGCAATGCGTCGCTTTCAAGGTCGATTGTGTTAATGACAATATCTTCATCCTCGGAATCTTCGGGTCGGTCATCACCGACAAAGACACCACCGTTAATAGATGTTTTGCCGTTGAGCAACCGAAACAAGATGCCGTCGGTGTCAAAGGGGGTTTTCAATACTTCTTTCATTCGGATGCTTCCTTGATGTTGCTGATAAGTTTTTCTAACATTCGGGGCAATTCCCGTTGTGCAAGATGTTCGGCGGATGTCAACACGTTATATCCCTTTGCTTCAACGTATGCCGCATAATTCATTCCGGCAACCACGACAAGGGCAATGCCCTTTGTTTCTTTGCCGACCGATTCCGCAAGCCCCTGACCCTTTTTGATGCCGTCTTGTGCCGCGTTAGATTCCGCGCCGCTTGCCGCGTCAAATTGGGTGTGGAGTGCGACCCCATTTTCAAAAATCATGTAGCCCGTTGATGACAATAAAGCCCCGGTTTGCATCATATAGCCCTTGTTGTTTCGGGCTTCAATAAGGCACATTTCACCCAACCGTTGCAAGCGGGCAATCTGCTTCTTCCTGACCATTGCCAAGAATCCGTCAAATCGTGCTTGCACGTCATCGCGGGTGAATTGGGGTCTTATAGCCATAAGCGACAATGAAGTTGTGACGGGTCAAAGTTCAGGCATTCGCCCATAATACGAACATCGGAACAATCCCGGTCGTTTGCAATAATAACTTTTGTGCCGATTGTTACTTTCGGACAAGTCTTTGGGCATTGAATCAGGGATGTGGCTTTGTGAAAATCACCGCCCGCAACCTGAAATTCCGCGCCCCGACCATCCGATTCCTCACGACACATGGAAATGAACTTGCGCGACACTTGCGTTTCCGTCCAATTGCCTTGTTCATCCTGAATGGAATCTTCGGCAACCTCGATGAATAGGAAATGCGGATATTGCTTCACCATTGCCATAATCACCAAAAGTTTGAACGGTTACGGATTTTCGGTTTTGCTTCCAACACGTTTTCTTTGCCAAGTTCCCGACAAAGGGTGTTATAATACAACTTGACCGCTTCGATGTCCCATGAAAGGGAATAACCGCCCTCGGACACGTTTTGTGTCATCCCGGCGATGACCACCGAAAACCGATTGTAAACCGCAAGGTCACATCCGGCGACATCAACGGGGGCTTCCCCGTCAATTCCGGCTTTAAGAATTATCACATCAATGTCAGTGTCCGACACATTCAGTTGTGCCAAACTCATTGTCAAATATTCCTTGTTGGTTGTTGCCATGTCGAAATCTTGTAAAAGACCACCGGGGAATCATCCGGGGAATCACCCCGGCGGTCAATGTTAGTTCTTATTCCATGATGTGGCGTTTACTTGCATCAGCACGGAGCGACCCGCAAGTTTCCAAGCGGGGAAAAGGTTTGCAATGCCCTCGGTCACTTCCTTGATTGGTGTTGCGTCATCGCAATACTTCTGCACAAGGGTGTGACCGTGCATGACCTTTTCGGCGACACTGCCGGGGCGTTTCTTCGCTTCGATGGGCTTCTTCCAATAGGTTGTGCCAAGAACCTTGCTTTCGCTGAAAAGAATCACATCATCTTCAAAGGGATTGCCCGTGATACGCGAACCGTCGGCAAGTTCAACCGTGATGTCTTGGTCAATCACGATAATCTGCAAGCCACGGAATGTTTCGGTGCGCTTTGCAAGATAAGCGTTCACAGACTGCAAACTTGGTGCATCGTTTGTGTCGGTCAGGTTTTGAACAAGTGTGGCGCAACGCTTGTAAACTTCTTCTTGTGAAGCAAGTTTTTCAAAGGTTTCCACGTTCATAAACGCAAACTTGTATTTTGCACCGTAAAGGGTGCGACCCAATTTCAGGGCGGCGGGGAAATCCTTTGTGAAAGGCTTGCCCGACGTTCCGGCGGTGTAAGAAGTTGTCACGCCGATTTTCTGATTGGCGGGAATCTGATAGTCAACATCATATTCGGTGACAACTGCGGCATTGTTGGAATTGGTGATTTTCAACTTGCCGCCGCACGAAATCTGTTTGAGCGCAATCCATTCGGCACGGGCGGCGATGCCATCCCAACAAAACTTGGTGTCCTCTGCCCAAAACTCGACAAGGGCGCGTAAGTCGGCATCAGTCGATGCCATTGCAACCATGATGTCGTATTCGGTAAGTTCATCTTCAAGTTTTTCACGCGAAATGGTGAGTTTGGGAATATCGCCTTGAATCCTTGCGATGGCATCACGGGTCTTTCGGGGGATGCTTGCGCCCCTTGCCGTCAGGTCGGCGGCAATCTTTAAGCCCGCTTGCGCTTCAAGTACTTTCCACGTCAAAGAATTGGTTTCTTTGAGCGGGTACAATGTGGGGTAATAATACTCTTTAAGGTCATAGGTGCGGATTTCCGCTTCCATGTCCTTTTCAGTAAGCCCCTGCATTAGCGTTCTCTGCATATTGTTTCAGACGTTAAGGGTTAAACATAAACGATGCCTTTAAGGGCTGATTTGATTGCGGCATCGGTCGCGGGGGCGTTGCTGTCGTTTACAACACCGATGACCCACGCATCAACCCAAAGGTTGTCGCCGTCGGGGTCAACATCTTCATTTGACCCGGCAATGGCGATGGGCTGATATTTCAGGGTGGTATTTGCCCCGGCGGATTCAAAGGCAACTTCACCGACTGCAACCTCCTTTCCAAGCGTTGCGGTAAGGGTGATTGTGTCCTTTGCGGGGTCGGACTTGTCGATGGATGTAATGACCTGACCGTCTGCGTCGGCGGCTGAAAAGCGGTCGCCGGGCTTGAAGTGATGCCCTTTCGCTACTTCATAAGCGGTCGCGGTGGCGGTGGCGGTGGTTATAATCTGCGCGGTTTTCACCACGTTATAAATACCGCCATTGCCCTTGCCAAGCGGCGTTCCCTCGAAAAGTGCCTTGCCGCCAAGTGAAGCGGTTTCCACCGTTACGCCACCGGGGATGTCGGCGACGCGGTGAAAAATACACTTCACAACGCGGTTGTCCTTTTTGCGTTTAATCTGCATTGTCATGCTTCAAAGGGATTTGGGGTTAAACTTATAGTTCTTTTCCCGCAAACTGATTGTTTTCGGGATTCTTGCTTGCCACATAGTCGGCAACGGCTTTGGAAACGCCGGATTCGCTCTTGTTAGAGAAAAGGGGCGAACCGCCGGAACGACCCATGTTGTTGTCGGCAAACGATTGATTTGCGGCGGTGATGTCGGTGGTCTTTTCGGTCAAGTATTCATCGAAAGAAGTATCATCGGCAAAAGTCATTCGGGCAAAGTCTTTCAGGGTTTGAGCCTTGAAAGTTTCATCCCGACACGATGCCAATGCGTCATTCAGTCTTTGAAGCCTTGATTTGTTGATGCCGTCGGCTTCCATTGACGCAATCTTATCGGCATAAGGTTTGACCGCTTCAGCGACCGCGTTTTTCACGATGTCGGCGATGTTTTCAGTTCCGCCCCCGCCGGGTTCGGGGTCGGTCTTGGTGGTCTTTTCCTTGAAGTCGTATTTCTTGCGCAAGTTGGCTTCGGATGTTTTCACACCGTCGGACACCTCCTTGTCCACATCAGCACGGAAATTTTTCACAAACTCGCTGACTTGCGCATCGGTCAGTTTGTTGATGATGGTTTCCGCTTCTTCTTTTGACGCACATTGTAGCGCAAGGACACGCGCCAACTGCATCAATCCGTCTTTTCGCACGCCTGAAAACTTTGCAGTCAGTAATGCAAGTAATTCTTGGATGTTCATGTTGTGATGGTTATTGGTTTACAAATCTACGCAAATTTAGTATGTTTTATAGTAATACACACGCGCATCCGATTGAAGTTATCCCCTATTTATTCACAAATCCCAATGCACAAGCAAAGAAAATACACTGCAAATATATTTTTTTATCCAAAAAGTTTGTTATTTCCAAAATAACAACTAACTTTGCGGTGTCTTACTATAAGACACAATGTTTAACCGGGGCAACCCACAATCTTTCGCAACAATGGAATATTCACTTAACATCTACAAAAACGAATACCAAGAAGCACACTTGGCATTCATCCGCAAGCACTTCACCGTGTCAGATGAAACCGAAAAGGTCTTAACCATCGTGGGCATTGATTACAAACTTGAAAAGGTAATGTCGGGAATGTTCGCCACCGATGAACAATTCAAAGCATTGTTCCCCGACTACCAAACCGAAAAGGAACGTCAGGAATGGACACGCAAGGAACTTGCCGACCTCAAAGACACCATCGCAAGAACCCTTTGCCGCATCATCAACGACGGCGACATGAACAACCCCTTGTTCGACAAGTTCCGTTCTTTCTACCTGAACGAATTGACAAAATAAATAATCATGGGGCGGTGAAATTCCGCCCCAACAACCTTTCGCAACAATGACATTTAACGAATTACCCCTTGATGTTCAAGAATGCTTGACGGCTCAACAAAAGGCTTTGTGCGCAAAGTCAATCAATGATTCGTATGAAATACGCATCTACAATGAAGCCGGAACACGCTATTTTTACGCCCGCCGCAAACAAAATGAATGGTCGGATGATAAGGGCAATTATATGCCTTTCGGTGGCGGTTCTTCTTGGCATATTCGTTATGGCATGGTTCAATTTTGTAGGATAAAATCGACCGTTGGAACGTGCCAATATGAATGGACGCTTGGCAAGGTGTTCGGGAAATCTGCAAATGGCACGGTTATTCCCCGGAATCTCAAAACGAAAAAAGAAGTCCTTGAATTGATTAAGGCGATTGGCATATTTCACATTTAACACCTACGACCAACAATAATTAAAATCATTTCAAATGAAAAAATCAGACATCGCAACAATCATCCTTTTGTGGCTGACCGTGCTTTTGGTCGCCTTAAAACTGACCGTTTGCCCCGGCTTGAATTGGGGTTGGGTCTTTGCGCCGATATGGATTCCGTGCGCCATCGGCATCATCGCGTTTTTCGTGGTCGTTACGTTCTTTTCAATCCTCAAACGCAAGAAGTGATGAAGCAAGTAACAGTCAAGACCATTACAACCACATCCGTTGATTTCGGCGGAATCCCAGTTGACCATGTGTTGGAACACATCGCCCGAAAAGCACATGAAGCCCTTGAATCATTGTCGATGTTCCGCAATGAATCAGGAATCGAAGATAACAATGTGGAACTTGCCGAATGCGCCTTGTGCAACATCCTTGACACGCTCAGCGATTAAACCAAGATACAATGAATGAATTAGCACTTACAATCCCGCAAATGGACGCATTAAAGCGCACGGGGATAGACACGACGGACGCATCAATGCGGTGGGGTCATGTCGCAACAACGATTGACAAAACCATCTTCACAATCATTCCGACCGTTGCCGTGTCGTATGAAGTGATGCCGCACACGTCGCCCGCTTACACGTTGGGCGACATCTTGAACAAGCTGCCGACAATCATTCCTGAACCCAATCCAATGCCGTTGACTCTGAAACACGGCTTGTCCGGCAAATGGTGTGCTTACTACGGGCAAGCATCGCCATGTTGTATCGGCGATAGTCCGCTTGAAGCGGCTTTTGCGATGCTCTGCTTTGTCGCTCAATATTACCCCACAACAATCAAGCAAATCAATAAATAAAATGCAATGACCATGCAAGCAACCCTTTTCGACATCCCCGAAACACCGCCGCCCAAACCGACCGCATTTTGCCGGACGTGCAAGCATCGTGAACGGTGGGCGTGTGGCGGCTCAATAATTCAATATTGCGGGGTGCGCAAATCCAACCGCACACACAACGGGCTTCTAAAAATCAAAGTCACGAATCCCGCTTGCGCCGCGTATGAAAAAGAATAATCAACCAATAACCCTTATCAAAATGGAATCGACAATCAAAAGCCTTTCGGAACGATTCAACCTTTCGGTTGAGTTCCTGACCGAATTACACGACAAAATCGTGGACAAAGAAAACTTCACCCGTGCCGTGCGAATGTTCATGGACGGGTTGATGCCTTACGACATCGCAACCGGGAAAGACCCCATCAATGTTGCGGAATTGCGCCACAAGGTCGCCGCCGACATCGTGGCATTCCGCAAGGACAAGACGGCAAAAATCCGTGCCGCCCTTGAACAACAAAGGCGCATCCAAGAATATTATTCCGGGTGCAAGCCCATAAGATACCCCAAGAAGTCCAAAGGCGGCGTTTCTGACGTTGCTTTCATCAAAGATGGACACTTGGTTGCCCTCGCGCACTTTGAGCCGTCAGCGGGCGGAATTTACGCCGCCGACAATGAAGTGATGCCGGGGTGGAATTGGCGACCCCATGAATACCTTGCCCGGCTTCGTAAGCTGAACAAAGCCTTTTATCGGGAAATCAAAAAAGCGGCGGTCAATTCGCCCCGTGAATGGTTCGACTTCAACGCCACGACCAAATGACAAAAGAAGAATATGTGCAACGGGTGTTCGATGCTCGATTGCGAATGTGTAAAGAAGTCATGGACATCACAAATGACTATGTTTGCGAACACGCATCCGAAATGCCCGAAGTTACAACCGATGGTCTTTATTTGGAATATGACAAAAAGAACCCAACCGATGACATCATTTCAAGCGACAAAGGCTTTTATCGCTCCTTGCAGTTTATGCCCCGTGGTGATAATTCCTTTCTTTCCCCGTCGCCGATTCCTCGATTGACTGCTCCCGTGCAACCGATTCGCAAGGAAACCGCCAACATGATTGAATCCTTTTTCTTCCGGGGCGATGAATTTGCGGCAAAAAATTCGTTATCTTTGCACATTAAACGCCATAAAAGATGCAAACCGCATCCAAATCAAAAGTGACATGAAGAATGAACAAGTCGTTCACGTCTGCTTGGGCGATGATAGGCACTATTATTTCGGGTCAGTCGCCGCCATCTTCGACCGCTTCACCCCTGATGAATTGGGGGTGTCGCTGACAACCTTGTGGAATTACGGGCTTGCGCCTGACCGACCTTATAAGAATCACCGTTGCGCCATATACCGGGGCAACTTAGACCGAAAGAAGCATGGCAAACAATGAATTAATTTTCTACAAAGAAAACGACACCGATTCAATTTGGTGGATTCAACAACCGGGCGTAATCGGCGAAAGATTATTCACATTTGACAAGAAGCAAATATTTAACCTTTTCGCCGATTATCCACATAAGTTGAGCAAAAAGCAAAAAGCAATCTTTGATAAAGAAAACCCGTATTGGGCGGACTTCTTCAAGGATAGAAAATGACAATTTATTTTGTCGTTCCCTTGCTTCCTTTCTTTTGTTCTGATTCTGCGGTGTTGATATAACCCATAATCTTCTTAAATCCTGAATTGCCTTTGAAAAGGCTTAATTCGATAAGACAATCTTGCATCGAAAGGGCGAAACCGCTACGGGTGCAAGATTTTTTTGCGCCAAAACGATACTTCAAAACGGTATCATTAAGGGGCTTCCAACCATTACTTGTCGCGGACTGCAATTCAAGAAATTCAAGCCCGATTGCGGTTCTCCTGACAACTGCGGCGTGTTGTCCGCAAGTGAAATAGTATTCTTTGCCAATTTCAACCATTTTAAGCAACTTATGGGCAACGGTGAAGTTGTTTTTGCTTTCCTCGACAACGCCGCCAAGTTTCCTTGCGATTTCGGCAATGTTTCCCGTCCGGCTGAAAAATCTGCGACTTTCGCCATCACGAAAATCAAGGACATCAAGCCCGATGCGGTTTGCGCAATATGTGAATGCCAAAGATGAACAAGACCCTTGCGTTAAGTCGCCACCGCCGACGCGCCCGATAATTTCGGCCTCGGTAAGGGTTTTGGGCAACTCGGAAACGGCATTATAATTGACCTTAAAGGACTTTGAAAGGTGTTCTTCCATTTTGGAAAAATCTTCATCCTTTGGCTTGTTCCTCTTTGCTTCTTCAACCCTTGCTTGCAAGTTGGTGAATGCCGCGCCCCTATCACGTTTGAAATTTGCCCACGAATAAGCCCGGTCGCCCCCTCGCAAATAAAAGACTTGCTTTCGCAAATCCGTGCTATCAATGCCCAATGCGTCGGCTTCTTTTATAAGGACTTCGGCATCTGCAATAAACTTATCCGCCTTTTTGATTGCGGAATACACACGACCATCCAAACGATACATTTCATCTTGCATCTTATCAAATATCGTATCATTATCAATATCAGCAAGGAAAGAATCAAGCAAATTACGCAAGGTGGTTGTTTTGACACCCCATTCATCTGCGGTCTTAATCGAATCACGAACTTGCGCGACAACCCCTTTTTTGGAATCGCTTAATCTTGCTTCCGGGGATGCCTTATATTGACGCAACTTGCCCTTTGCCTTTTCAAGTTCCGATTTATAGAATAAAGACCCGTCCGCCCACATCGACTTGTCCGCCGAAAGATTGGTCATGTATTGTGTGAGTTCGGCGACAACATCAGGCAACACACCAACCCCGGCGGCGTTGATGTCTTTAATCAGTTGGGCGGCATCCTTGAAGAATGCGGACATTTCGGTGGTGTACTTCGTACCCTCGGACGTGATAAGCGAAATGAATTTGTTGATGTCCTTGACATCACGCGCCGCAACCGCCTTGTCAAGACCTTTCATCTGAAGTTCAAGCCCCCATTCTTCGGCAATCTTTCGTGCTGCTTCGACCGACGGCATCAGCGCGTCAAGTTGTGCTTGCACGGGGTCAGGCAATGCGATTTTCAACCCCTTTGCCAAGTCACCGTCAACAAAGTTGTCTTTTATGAAATACGGGGTCGATGCCCAACCCGCCGACGTTTCCATGTTTTCGGCGACCCATTCTTTGAACCCGTCCGGCACGTCAACAACGACATTCTTTGCTTGCTTCTTCTTATACTCCGTGCCGCGCAAAGCTGCTTTGAGGTCGCCCAATTCGTTTTCATCAAAGGTTTCTTCATCCATCAGGATTGGCACGGCGTAACACATACATTGCGGATGCCACCCTTTGAAATTGAAAGTCTTGGGGTAACGTCCTTGCAGTCGGTCACACATCTTGCATTTGCAAAGGGGTTCATGGTTGCTTCGGTGAATCTCAAAGCCCACGACAAAATCAAGTTGTTGCCACCGCAAAAAGTCGCTTTCTCGATATGCCATATTGATTTCGGAACGAGTCAGGCGTTGCGCGTTCTTGACACTTGACCGATAGACACCTTGCCCCGGATGAAAGGCTTTTGCCGCCTTTGACAACACAAGGTTGCCCCGCTTATCACGCACACGGCGAAACAAATGGTCAGGTTCACGCAAGTTTTGTTTGACATCACGGGCAAGTTGTTGTGCGCTCCGACCCTCGCCCAATCCGACATCAATGGCGGTTTCTAATTGGTCACGATATTGCCCGACATAACGCCACACACGTTGCGACAAGTTCATTCCCGAAACCTTGCGCCCCTGAAAGGTCTTTAAGGCATCCAAATTGCGGTCTTGCATCTTCTTCAACCGCGCCTTTGACAACTTCGATGTGTCCATGATAGATTCAAGGAAACCATCGTTCTTGTCACAAGCGAACAACCATTGATTCCTTGACCCTGATTCAATGGTCGTTGTCAGTTGTGACGCAAGTTGTCCGACCACCCTTTGCAACTCTGCCTTAACTTCCGGGTAATTATCAAAGGAAAAGGGCTTGTCGGAGTCAATCTTGCGACCTGATGCCGATTGTGCGATTGCAAGGGTCGCACGGTCAAACAAGGCTTGCACCGCCGCCGCATATTGTTCGGTGGTGCGATAATGGTTCAAGTCGTAACCTTGAATTGAAAACCGGGTTGTCTTTTGTCGCTTCTTTGCCATTATTCGGGATGGGCGGTTTCAAGGTGGTTGATAAATTCATTCAGGACATCGCGGAATCGCTTCATTTTGTCAATGAACTCCTTGTCGGTGTCATAACTCGCTTTGTGTATGTGTGCCGACACATGACAATCCGACACTTTCAAGAATGTTGACCGATAGGGTTCTTGGTCGTGGTCAATAACTTCACCATCATACGCAACAACACTCCCGGTTGATGGGGAATCCGGGTCATTAAGCCATACGCGCTTTATAAATTGGGTGTTTTTGCCCTTTGAACTTGTTTCCATTAGTCGTTATCAGTTAGAAAAGACATCAGCAATTCACGCTTTGTCGCGTGAACCTGATATTCCCACAAGGATGTATTGTGAACACTTCCGCAATGGTCTGACCCGGTAAACACCAAGTCATAACGCGGTGTCGGTGGGGTGTTTTTAGTCACATCCGGCAAGCATATCTTTTCGATTCTCCATTGTTCGGGCTGATTGTTGAACATAATCCACACCATTTGCCCGACATCAAATTTCGTTTTAATAATCATCTTTTCTTGAAATGTTCGCAATAATCGCGGTCAAGGAGCTTGCACCACTGATGAAACTTGCATTTGCAGAATATGAATTGCCCGTTTGCACCGCGATTGTTCCAATCCTCGGAATGGATGCAATCGCGGCAAGTATATTCAGGGGCGGCGGATTTAGTCGCTTTCTTTGCCATTGTTGGTGATGTTATGCGTCAATGATAGGTTCGCCGACCATGAACGAGTTTTCACGGGTTGTTTGCTCACTGATTTTCTGCATTGTCAATTCGACATTGCCGGACAATCCCGCCTTTTCAACTGATTCTTCTTGCGAAATTACGGGCTTGTTGCCATTGGCGGTCATCCAATAGGTCAAATCATCCATTTCGCTTGTCAGGATGTAAGGGGTGATTTCGGGTTCAACTTCGAGTTCATCACAAGCCGATTCAAGCGATGTGTTAAACTGCGCGATGTAAGCAAGAAGCACATTCACGCGGCGTTGTAGGTAATCATCAAAGATTTCCCGTTTGTCCTGAACTTTCAAGTGTGCGTCCATGAAAAGCAATTTCAGGGCAAGACCCGATATTGCCCCAAGCCCCTTGACCGAATCAAAGGAAATGTCAGGCGTTTGGGTGATGGTGTAAATCAGGCGCAAAAGCGTTTCAATTTCCAACTTGACCGCTTCGGGGGCATTTGCCCACGAAACATATTGCATCGTTGCGCCGGGTTCACCCTCGATGACCGCCCCGGATTCTCCCTTTTTCGCCCATCCATTGATTTGCCCGGTAACAAAGATTTTGGGGCTTGCGTGATAGTCGTTTGTGTCGGCAAAGTTTGACAAAAGGGTTTCCAAACGGTCAATCAACTTGTCCACATCTTCGGTTTCAAAGTGTTCTTGATGTCCGTATATAACCGGGATTTTGCCGATGGCAACGGGCTTCGGGTAATCCTCTACTAACTGCGCCCCGACGCCGCCGCCGTTAGTGCGCCAAAGCCAATGTTCTTCATCGGTGAATGTTTCAAAGTAATCAGTTGAAACACCCTTGTTGTCCTTGCGGCTGAATGACCGGGAAAACGCCACCATGTCGCCCGAATCATCAAAGTAAGGATAAAGCGTATCACCGAAAGCCGGGGAAAGCAACGTGCAACGCAACTTGAACTTGCTTTTGAACCCATATTTTTGATGTTCCTTTGCCACGGGATACCAATATTCGGCACATTCCTTAAATCCGAAAATGGCACGTCCGATTTTGCGGTTCAAAGAATTGGTTTTTACATCTGCAAGGATGCGTTTCAGGGCTTTCAAGACCGCTTCTTGCGGTTCATCGGTCGGTGTTGCATTGTAGGTGATAGGATTGCCGAAACAAAACGACACGGCGCGTTTGATTATCAACTTTTGAATCGCAACGGCAATTCGGGCGACCTTTTCCGTGCGTGTGGCGACCGCTTCGCCGTTGGTGTCAATGACTTTCTTTGCCGAATCACTTTCGGCATCCGTATCGACAATAACTTGCTTGTCCTTTCGGATGATAGGGTTGTTGATGTCATGCAACTTGGGGTCAAGTGCCTTTTTCGCGGTTGCGGTGTCAGGGGTGGGATGTATGCGCCCGGACTGCAACAAACTGATTTGTTCGGATGGGTTTTCCGATTGGATGATGTCTTTTAACTTCATTTGTTTTGGGGTTTATAGTTTCACATTATCGACCAAAAAGCGCGGCGACATTGCCCGACTTGCGTTTTCTGCGCTTTTCAATCGTTCCCGTCAGTGCGTCGGGGGCATCGTCGTGTTCATTTTGTCCGGCTTTCAAGTAACCACAAATCGCCTTTGCAAATTCAGGGAAACGGCGTTTCCACCCAAAGGGCATGAATGTGAGGTTCTGAACCATCGCCGAATGCTCATAAATGCGGATGTCCTTGTTCTCGGTTTGATGAAAGGCGATGAAGCGTGTTTTGGCATTGCCCATCAATCGACATTGCTTTTCAACATTGTTCTTGAAAAGGCGACCGCCGTTGTTGGCTTCAATCACACATTCGACAACCCCGTGTTTGGTCAGCATCTTTGCAAGGGCGGGTTCGGTATATTCGACCGGGCGGGTGGTGTAAAGCACATCGACAACATAATTGCCGTGTTCGGTTTCATCATAGATGATGCCGCACAAGAAGTCCTTGCCCGTGTCCGCCACGTCAACATAAGCCTTGCGGATGCAATATTGCGTCGCCGGGCGAATCTCATATTCCACGAATCCGGCTTCATACATAAGACCCTCGCGGGGTTGCGGGTTCTGCTGATAGAGTGAATCGAACACTTGCGGATTGCGCTTGCGTGTGGCAAGCAACTTTTCACGCGAATGCCGTTCTTCCCAAAGGGCTTCACCCTCTTGCCGGGGGTCATATTCGGTCGGTGCGCCCTCTTTGATTGCCTGATAAACGACCACAACCCAACCGTCGGGATTCTCCACGGGGTCATAAACCCCTTGTTCCCTCAATAACTTGCCCGCCAAATCATCTTCATGCCAACGGGTAAAGACAATCAGTTGTTGGGAATCGTTATGAAGTCGGGTTTCCGCCACGGTGTCATACCAATCGGACACGGATTCACGCACAATCGGCGACCATGCCGTTTTCGCGTCCTTGTAAATATCATCCATAATCAGGATGTCAACGGGTTCACCCGTCAAAGCACCGCCGACACCAACGGTCTTGAAGCCCCCGCGATGCCCGACAATTTCGCATTCATCGGCATTGCGTAACCACGCCCCGGCAATGGTCGTGACGTTGGATGCGTTCAAGCACGTTTCGGGGAAAATTGCGTGATATTCCGGGGAATCAATGATGCGTTGAATCTCTCGGTTGAATTTCCGGGCTTTCGGCGCATTGTAGGAAACAATCGCCAATCGGTGTTCAGGACACAAGCCCAAAAGGAACGACGGCAAACGGCGGGTTGAACCCTCGGACTTGCCGTGCTGCGGGGGCATAAAGACCATAAGTTTCTTGATTTCCCCGTGTGCAAAGGATGTCAGCACCGAATAATAACGGCGGTGAAAGTCTGCCGGGCGAAAGGTCGGCATGGTGGCAAGGGTGAAACGCAACAAATCGGAACGACTTTCACGCAAAAGCCGTTCTTGCATTGCCTTGATATATTGCACCATGTCCGACCGCTTCATCAGGAATCCAATTTGCGGTGTAAATCCTCAATCATCGCCGCCAATTCTTCATCAGTCTTTTTGGCGAATAGGTCTTGCCCGTCTTTGCCCGTCACTTCGGTTGACTGACGGTTGCGCCAATGCTCCGGGTCGCCGTTGGTAAGCATGAAAATAATTGCGGCGGTGTCCGGCTGAATGTGCTTCTTGGTGGTCGTTTGCTCCTTTATGCGCGGCTTTTCTTTGCCGTCTTGGGTCTTTTGATTGCTCGGAACGGTCACAACCTTTGTTTCCGTCACGTCGTAACCCTGAATCTTTTTTCGCAATGACTTCTTGGCTTCAATGACCATTGATTGCATCAATTCTTCGCGGGCTTCCTCGACGGCAAGGGCAAAATCTTCACGGGTGTTGACCCATTCGTGATAAGTTTGCGTTGAAATCCCGACTTGACGGCAAATTTCGGCAATGGTGTAAGTGTCCGACTTCAAAAGCCCGACAATCTTGGCAACCATCTTTTTGCTATACTTTGCCATTTTGATTCTTTTTTAGTTGGGAAAAGTAAGATTCATCAGGTTTTCATTCTTTCAACTCGCATTCAAAGCCCCGGTCTTGCAGTTCCGAAAACAACATTGACAACTTGGTTACGTCCTTGCATTCGACAATCAGGCGGGTGGAAATCTCCTTTTTTTCGGGTTCTTCTCCCTCTCCCTCGGAATCATCATCTATGGACACGCCCCAATCCGCCGGGTCAAAGTCATAGGCGGCGGCAGCTTCCGCGATTGCTTCTTCATCCCATTCAAGGTTTGCTTTCGATGTCGCATTGTCGGCAAGGGCAAGTTCGCGTCCGGCTCTTGAATCCAAGTCAATGTCGGTGCGCTTCACGGCGACAAGGGTTTTGCCGTCGGTTTCCACGACAAGGACATCTTCAAAGCCCAATTCCCCGGCTTTCTCGGTGGTCTTGTTTCCTGCGATGATTCGGTTGTTCTTGTCGATAAGGATTGAGCGACCCAACCCGAATTGACGCAAGGATTCATCCATCAGGTGGTCGCCATACTGCGTTCCCTTGTTGAAGTTGTGATTGTCACCCACAAGGTCGGTGATTCTCGCTTTCGATGTCTTTGCCATGTCAAATCGTGTTCACGGGAAATATTAAGTCTTGCTTCTTGCCGTCCTCGTAAACTTCGACATCGTGCAATGTTTCATCGAAATCATCAAGGACATCTTGCGCAAGCCTTTCAACCTTGCGGATGATGTTGTTTTTGGTTAGTCGGGTTTCGGGGAAATCTCCGACACACACTTTGAAGCGAATTTCAATTTCTTTCATGTCTTAAAAAATCAAGTTGTGAAGTATGAATGCCGGAATCAGGGCGACAACCGCGCCAAATGAAGTAAACACAAAGTCCATAAGTTCGACCGTGCCGTGACCTTTTGAATCCCACCATTCCTTGATTGCCCCGGCGACACATCCGGCGAACAAGCCAAGAAGCGGCAAGAAAAAACCGACAACAAGTGAAATGATGAACCCGCAAGCGAAATGAATGCGCTTGTCGCGTTGTTTTGCGGCTTTTCTGACCTCTTTTGTGATGTCTTTGGTGTTATCCCATACATCTTCAAGCCAAAGGCGCACACGGGCGAAAAACGGGGGAATAACAAAGGGCGTTTCCCCAGTCAGGTAAACGGGCGGTTGCGAATATCCGGCGTTTACACCCAACCACACCTTGCCCGCGAACAAGATGCGGACACGTTCTTTAAAAGTCGGTCGCCAGCACGACACACATTGTTTACCGTCGCTCCAAACGGGCAAGGGCTTGCAATCTGCGTCGAACATATTTTCCGGCTTTTGCAGTACCTTTGTGGACTGCGGAAAGTCAATCGGTTTCATATCTGCGATTTTTGATTGGTGATTTTTGAGTGCAAAAATAAAGCGTGTATCACTATAATATACGCTTTATCAAAAAAAGAAGTAAAAAAGTTATTCAACCCTTGCGGGCGTTCAGGCGAATGGGAAAGTCGGCGAATGCCCATGCAAGCAAGGCGGCATCGCGCATTTCCTGATTGGTGCGGGTCTTACCGACCGGGCAAAACTGCGTCAATTCTTCATGGGTAATCTTGCGGTCTTTGCCCGACCAACACTTGCGCAAGGGGATATGCTCGACAACGGGGATGCCGTTCACCTTGCACATTTCAACAATCAGCATCCCGACTTGATGGTTGCGCCCAACGTCATAGCCCTTTGCGGCGGCTCGATTGCGGCGGTCAAACTTGTTGACGTGCCAATTCGCCTGAATCATCCAAGACGCTTCGACAACGACAACCAATGACACATCAAGATTCCGGGTGCGGTCGGCAAGGGCGGTCAAGTATGCTTGAAGCTGAAAGAAGTTCAACGCATCAAGGGTCGTGACCTTGCGTTCATCGCATTTCAAGACGGCGTAACCGCTTTTGTCAACGTCCGGGTCGATGCCCACGATGATGTCATATTTCGGGCGCATCAGCATGGGGGATTATACCCGCCCGGCTGACCGCCGAATGGGTCGTTATAGCCCGTCGGGGCGGTGTTCTCGGATTTCAGCCCGCAAAGCTGCACTTCGGATGCCGACAAGTTGATGCCGATGCGCCACTGCCCGGCGTTGTCCTGATACTGCTTGACCGATAGGTTGCCACGGACAAACACTTTCGCGCCCTTTTTCAAATACTGCGTAAGGTTGCCCCCGTTGCCGTTCATCAGGACGGACACCCATGTTGTGTAATCCGTGCCATTGCGCTTCTCGGAACTTGCGACGTTAAACGCCACACATTCGTTCCCGTTGATGTTCTTGACTTCGGCATCATTTCCGATGTTGCCGATAACTTCGATTTTTAACATGATTATTGATTGTTTAGGGGTTAAAGATGGTCATCTTCGATGTCTTGCCACGTTTCGCCGTCGAAAGTAACAAGATGTTGCGTTTGGTCAATCACAACCATTCCGACTTCCGGGTTGAAGTGATTTTCGGTTTGAAACCAATCGGTGTAAAAAGCCGACTTTTCGCCCGTCGCCGGGTCGGTTATGATAACAAGATATTTCATTCGTGCCATGTCCTTTTGTATTGCATTTGCATTGCTTTTGCTTAACACTTGCATCAATACTTTTTGCCGTGCTTATACGGGCGGGTGATGTTGTAACGCATCTTTGCCCGGACGTGCCAATCAAGGTTGACACCCTGACTTTCCGCCCACAAGGTCATGTAATGGATGCCGAATTGAATGCGCTTGAAAATATTGATGCTTTCGCGGCACAACCCTTTGGTCAGGGCAAAGGCGTTTTCGGTGAAACTGAATCGGTCGAATGCGCGGTGGTACTTGTTGGGGGTCAGCTTGTCGAAGTCAAGACCGAATGTCCCCGCAAGGTCAAGAAGCCGAATCACGACATCCGCCATTTCATCCTCGACGGTGTTTTTCACCATTTCATCGAATGCCGCGATGAAGTCGGGGGCGGAATCGACATCATCAGTCAAGCGGCATTTTTGCGCGGCGGCAAGATTGCGTTGCTTGCGGATATGGTTAATGACCGCGACGTTGCCTTTTTGGTCGGCTTCGACCATTTCCGCAATCTCGGTGACAACAAGCATCAAGCAATGTTCGGTGCTTGGCTTGTTTTCCCACCATCCATGTTTCAAGGCATTCGCGTGGACGGCTTCGGTCAGTTCATTAAGATTTTTCATTTAGAAAAGTTTTAATTGTTGTTGGTGATACAAAAGACGCTGTTTCGCGGCTTGATAATACCCGACATCAAGTTCGATTCCCAGCATTTCAAAGTTCAGGTCATGCGCTGCAAGGCATATCGACCCCGACCCCAAGTGCGTGTCAAGAATCTTATCGCCCGGCTTTGCGTAATTGTTAAGCAACCACCCGTAAAGCGATTTTGGCTTTTCGGTCGGGTGGATTGTGTTTTGTCGTGCAAGTTCACATCGGTTGATTGTGACAAGGCGTGTCGGGCAATCGAATGATGAATAAGCCAATTCACAATCCGACATTGTAAGCCCGGTTTGACCCTTGAACCACACAATCCAACCTTTTGTGCCTTTGTCAAGCATCGGAACAAAGTAATTTGCGCCCCAAATGATTTGATTTTTACTAACACGTTGTAATTCAGCAAAATAAATTAGGGGGGGGGTAATTTGTCCCATCCCTTTGTTTCGTGATGCTTTCGGTTGTGCTTCGGGTTCTTGCAAATGCAAGCCTTTTGCCCGTCAATGCCGATTCCATAAGGTGGGTCAACGATTGCAAGGTCAAAGGCGTTGTCCGGCAACGTCGCCATGACTTCAAGGCAATCAGCATTGACAAGGCTTATTTTCCCGAATGTTTCAATCTCGTTCATCGGTGATTCGCATTCTTGTTGGTTCGTGCGACCGCTTCGATAAGAAGTTCATCCGCGATGTCAAGGGCGATTTTCGCAAAGGAATATCGGCGAATTTGGCTTCCATCATCCATTTTCACGACATCCGGGGTGTCACACCACCGGGCATAAACGGCGGGCAACACGGCGGTTGCAATCCTTATGCGTTCCGCAAGCAATTCACGGTCTTGTTCTCGCAATTCGTGATTCAGGATGTTGCAAATTGCGTTATATGTTTCGTTGTCCATCATGCCCCGCGAATTATGAATTTAGACATGATGAAGTCGAACACCGCCTTTGTCACATAGATGTCAAAGGACGCATCGTGAAGTTTTCCGGCGGTCGTGTCTATGCCCAAGAAGTAGGCGACGGTCGCAAGTTTGAAGTTGGACAGTTCGGCGCGGCGGTTTGCAAGGAATGTCGATGCAAGCACAAGCACGTCGATGGAATCTGACCAAAACCACGACCCAAAGTAATTATCGCCATTCTGCAAGAAGAATCCACGAAAGAAGTTGTCATCGAATCCCCGGTTGTTATAGCCGACAAGGTGGAATTTGTCGGTCTTGTCATACTTGTTCACATACTTTGCAAGCATGGTGACAAGCTGCGTGTAAACCTGACCCATCGGGGGATAAGCCATGATTTGTTCACGGGTCACGCCGCCGACGGCAAGGGCGGCATCCTCGATTTGTGCTTTGGGGTTTGGCTGCACCTTGAAATCGAATGTTTCAACGGTTTTTCCGTCAATCACGATTTCACCGCTGATTTGGTGAATGCCGTTGCGACCGGGGTTTGTTCCCGTCGTTTCAAGGTCGTAAAAGAATAATTTAGACATTGTTATTTAGAATTGTGTCTTATTATAAGACAAAGCTAATTAAAATTTAGATAACCATTGTTCCCATATCGCGGACGCGATTTGCGCCATCATCACGGGCGGCACGGACATCCCACAAATGTAGTGCGGCTTATTACCCCCGAAGTTATAGTCAAGGGGGAATGATGCAATTTTGCACACTTCGGATTGGCTCAAATAACATGGGGCATCGAATAGAACCGTTGAATCCTCTTTCCCGGTCAAGCAATTACACACTCGGTCAGAATATGCAAATTGTGTGTTAAACGTCAATCGCTTTCCATACAACCGTGTTGTAACATCGCCAAAATCGCCATCGCCATATTGCCTTGCCTCCCAACGCTTGCGCATTTCTGCGGATTCTATCTTTCGACCCTGTCCGTCCATAACGTCTTGAAACAAGATTGTTGGTTCATTGAATGAAAGATTCAGGATTGGCGACACGTCGAACAAATTAGATTGCTGCGGCACATGGTCGATAAGGTCTTTTCGTAAACACACGAAAAAGACACGTTCCCGACGCTGCGGCACTCCCATTGTTTGCGCGTCAAGAAGCCAATGTTGAACGTAATATCCGGCGGCTTCCAGTTCCAGATAAATACGTTGAACATATTTTTTAGCTTCTCCAAGCATAAGCCCTTTGACGTTTTCGGCAACAACGACTTTCGGTTGCAGACGTTTTGCAAGGTCGATGAAATCGAAAAACAACGTGTCAAGCACTTGTTCCGCCTGACCCTCGCGGAATTTCTTCTTCTTGCCCCATCCGGCTTCACGTCCACAATTTACGCCCGCCATCGAAAATGAAGAACAAGGGGGCGACCCGTCCAAGATGTCAAGGTTGAACAATTCCAGGGGCAAGTCCTCACGGTTCTTAAACTCTTGGATGGGTTCAAGAAACGGAAACTTGGGGTCGTGGTTTTGGCAATAGGTGTATAACATACGGGGGTCGATTTCATTACAACCAACAACGTCATAACCCGCTAATTTGTAGCCCATTGTTGACCCCCCCCACAAGCAAAGCACGAAAAGACTTTTCCTTTGTCTTTCGTGAATCGGGCATCTTTCAATGTCCAACGATAAGGGAATTTGTGATTCATTGGTTTTTGGGATATAGGTTTAATAATTGATTTACTTTTTCGGCTTGCCCCCTGAATTGCGGATTGTAGGTGAAATCATCATCATATTTCCGCAAGAAGTGAAGCATTGAAGAATGGTCGCGGTGAATATACTTGGCAATTTGTGTCAAGGTCATTTTCAACTTTCGGCAATGATACACAAAAAGCATCCGTGCAAAGAAGTGTTCGCGTTTCCGGCTCTTGGTCACATACTGATTGAACCGTAACCCCGTGACTTCATGGATTGCGTTTTGAATGCGCATCACTTGTTGATTTTCACGTTGAATCTTGGATTCAAACCACACGTCCATATTCAAGCGGTTTGCGATGTCATATTCAATCGACGCGCCCTGGCTATCCATCCAATTATCCATCATGTAAATTGCTTCACAATCAAGAAGCATTCGGATGCCTGCCGCCATGTGGTCTTTCCAACACGCTGATTCTAGTCCGTTGTTCAGGGGATTCACCGCTTCAAAACCGATTTCATTCAGGAATGCGGCGGCGGCATCAAAGCATTGTCGGACTTCGGACAACGGCAACCCCGTAATTTTTCCACTGATATAGATTTTCATAGACGTTGGGATTTATAGATAAATTTGTTGATAAAATATTCTTGCCCCTTGACGGTGACAAGGGTTGTGCGGGTTTGGATGGGTTCGCCCGTGTGCGGATGATACCGTGTTCCCGTCTTGACTTCAAACAAGCCCATTTCAAGGGCGCGTTGTGTCGGGTCATTATACTCCGCGCCTTACTTATGCAAGAAGCCATTTTCACGCATCCACTGATAAAGTCGTATTTCCCCGGTGTCAACCCCATTTTGACGCATCAGTTTGGCAAGCTGAGCAATAAGGATTGATTGCCCGGCGGTTTCAAGGGCGGTCGCAAAGTTGACTTTCGGGGCTTGCGCTTTAAGTTGCTTTTGTTGCGCTTCGATTGTTTCGGCTTGTTCGGCGGCAAGGCGTAACGCTTGGGCGAATGTTTGGGGAATTGCCGGGGTTTGAGGTTGAACGGCGGCAATATCTTTCAAGGTTCTTTCCATCGCGTCGAATTGCTGAATGAAGCCGACTTTGAATTGCAAGGCGCGTTCCCCGGTCAGGCTCATTGCAAGCAAGGAAAATCCGTCACGGTTCATCAGGAACATGGGTTGTGTCTTGCCTCGTCCGTCAATGTAGGTGACCTGATGAAACCAAGTCTTGTGCGCTAAATTTTGAGACGACCCCAAGATGTTGCGAATCGACTTCAAGACATTCTTGTGCATCTTGCCGAACACATCCGCAACTTTGACGGAATCGGTCACAGGTGTTCCTTTTTCGGTCTTATAGACCACTTGTTGAATTGTTAATTCCGTTGTCATTGTAATTTAGAATTTTATAGTTAATATTTGCGGCGGTCTTTGCCTTTAATGACAAGATTATTGCACATTTGACGCAAGCGGGATGCCACACGGTCGCCATAACGTGCCATAAGGCGGTCACTCCCCATCGGCAAGTTTGAAGTTATCAGGGTTAATTCATTGTCAAGGTCGCCCCGGAACTCTAAAAGTTGACGGACGGCATCAACACGGTTGCCCATGTAAAGTGATTCTTCTTGCTCTTGCCCCAAGTCCTGAATTGCAATGATGGGCGACTTCTTCAATTCGGTAATGTTGCCGTCCTCTGCAAATTTTTCGCAAATTTCATCCGCCCGGACAATACGCCATGCCAATGTGCGGGTGTCATCCTTTTCATAATTGACCGGGAATGATATTTTGAAGCCCAACGCCGACGCATAAGCCCGCATGATTTCAAGACACCAAGACTTTCCCGACCCGGTTGTTCCGCCGATGTAAATGCCCGCGTAAAGATTGCCCGGCACGATTTCCCCGGTGTCGGGGTGAATCTGCTTCATTGTGGGGTCGCAATGACACCACTTGATGAAGTTTTCATAAGTGAAGCGGTTTTCGGCATCAATCACAAAGTTGCGCTTGCGGGTCTTGCCGATGGCTTCAACTATCTTCAAGGTGTTTTCAATGTCATAATTTCCGCCCATATATTCATATCGGGTCATGCGGGCAAACGTGCCGCGTTCCTCGATGCAACGCAAGATTCTATCAAGCATTGGAATTTCGTTATTCTTATTCATTGCCATTCATCGTTTACATTTCGGGATTCACTTGTTTTGGGTTTCCGGGGTGTTGTCCGGCGGGGTTGCTCCCTTTCTCGCTTTTCCCAAGTCAGGATTGCGGCTTTCCAATCTTTCATCTTGTTTTTGCCGACATACCAATTTTTTGACTGATAAAAGGCAATGAAACTTTCAGCATCGACGGAATAACCTTTTTCAACAATATAGGCTTGGACTTCTTCAAGCGTCGGGGGAACAAACCGCGAATGCGGTTTTTCCCTATCTATATCGTTAGATATAGAATTATTTATTTCTTTTCTTTTCTTTTCTTTTGCATCTTTTTGCATTGCATTTGCATCGGGGGTGGATTGCACTTGCTGACTTGCCGTTGATTGCCAACGTGTTAAGGCGGCTTGCTTGCGTCTTTCGCTGATTTGTTGACGCTTCCCGATGCGCTTATTCACTGAATTTGACCAAAAGGATTCACCGTTGTTTTCAAACAAACCAAAGTCATTCACGATGCTTTCAACCATTGTGCATTCCTGATGTAATGCAAACGCAATGCCTTTGCAAGACCGCAAAGGCAATTCCCCGCCTTGCTCATAAAGTTGCTCGACAATACACCAAAACACGCCAAGGCCCGCCGCGCCATGTTCAATCAAGACATCTTGCAATTTGGGGTCATTCCGGGCGTTGTAGTCGTGCGGGAAATAGTAAGTCTTATCTTTCATTGTCGTTACTTTTAACCACCGGGGGTGGATTCCCCCGGTGGGGCTTGTTGGTTTGTGCTTATACTTCGATGATTGCAATTTCGGGGGCGACTTCGCGGATTTCGGCAAGTTCTTCATCAAGAACCTTATCCCTAATATCTTCAAGGGTTGCTTGTGCGCCGGGCGACATCAAGACAAAGTGAACGTCGCGCCCGTCTATTTGTGCGAATGCTTCCACTTCAAGTGTTTCAGGTTGCAAGCCCTTGAAAATGGGGATGCACAAAGTGAATGATTCGGGCAAGTTGGAATTGACCACTTGGGCGAAATTGTCGGTGCGGCTTCCGTTCATCTTAATGTCACGGTCGATGTTTGCTTGAACCGTGCCATTAAAGTTCATAAGGCGTGACACAAGTTCCATGTTGTCCTTTCGGTCAGGAAAGAACGTGCGGTTCATTTTGAAGAACAAGCCCAATTCGGCGGGTGTCCATACTTTATCGGTATTGATGCCGAATTTTACGAATTGCGGGGTGTATTGAAGTTTTGAAACAACCGTGCCGCGTTTGTAAGCGTTGGATTCGTTGATTGTAAGGGTCATTTTGACGCTTTCGCGGTCAACACTGATGAAACATTCATTTTGCTTGAACTGACCCGAATTGACACGCTTTTTCAGGTATTCAAGAATCGTTCCGATTGTTCCGACAATTTCAGTCTTGACCGGGGCTTTCGGGTCAAGTTGTTTTGTCGCGCCACCCTCGCGGATGATAATTTCGGCGGTCGTTTGACCGGGCGCGAAATTGATTTGCATTTTTTCGTTGTCCATGCTGATTTGATGGTTTAGTCATTTGTTCCCGTTGACGGCGGAACATTCCCGGTGCGCAATGCGCCAAAGATGGTCGGTTGCAGTTCATCGGCGGTCGCCGGGCGTGATTCTATCAACAACCCATCGGCATTATAGAACCCCGTCATTTTCGCTTCTTGGTCGGTGAACCGAAAGCAAGGTTCGGTGACATATTCGGCTTTTGCCTTGATGTTCGAGACCATCCCCGCGCGTTGTTCTTTCAGGGGTTTCAACCGCCCCTTGTATTCGGCGGAAACTTGCTTCATTTCCGCTTCAATTTCAGCGATTTCGATTGACACGTTGGCAAGGCTTTCTTTGTGTCCTTGCAATTCTTCCGGGGAATAGGGCTTCATATATCCCTTATCCACGACGGCATCGCAGTTGTCCGCAAGGAATTGACGGCGGGCAATCGGGTTTTCGATGTCGCTTCCAAGTGCTCTTTCCATACTTGTTTTGTTTTATAGTGATACATTCAGGCGTTGAGTAAAAGAACCTTGTTCCAAAGGTCAATGAATTGTTCCCCGAATTGACGGGCGCGATTTGCGGTTTTGAAGCAAAGCCGAGAACCGAAATACGCACTCGCAGGCGACGGCGCAGAATACGCCGACACGAAGCCCGCACGGTCTTTGTCATAGACAAACCACGGAAACCACTTATCTTGATTGCGGTTGGAATAGTCCGGGGTGAAGTCATCCGCCATGTTCCATGCTTGCGCGATGGTGAACAATTCATTCAGGGCGATAAGGGCTTCAACGTGTGCCGGATTCAGGGCATCGACAAGGTGTGTGACTTCAACAAGGCTTGGAACGGTGTTGCCCAATGTGACCGCCTTTTGTGTGACGGTGAATTGCTTGTTGGCTTTGCCGCCAAGATATTGACGGGCGGTGTTGTAGTCGGTGACTTCTTCGTTTATGTCCTTGACTTCTTCGACTGCAAACACATAGTCAAAGATTGAAACCTTGTCATCTTCATCTTCGACATCATCGTTGATGTCGTCAATCATATCAAGGAAATCTTCTTGGACTTTTTCAGGGTCATTGCCTGAAAAGACAAGTCCGTTTTCGCGTCCTTGTTCGCGGTTGTAAACAACAAAATTTTTCATTTTTGAAAGTTGTTAAAAGGGTGATTTATTAAAGTTGATTGTTATTCCTGATTCGGCGATTGTCACGGTCTTGCCCGTTTCGGCTTCAATATCGGCTTGAATTTCCCTTGCATTGGCGTTTGAATCGGAAAGATGAATCAAGACTATATTGTTGACCCCTGAAAGGTCTTGCGCAAGAAGCGTTGCCCGGCATTCGGCAAAACTGCAATGGCTTTTCTTTGTGCGGTTTGCCATTGCTTTGGGCAAGCGTCCGGCGGCAATGTTCTTTTCCAAGATGTCATGCCGAAAGTTGCATTCAATCATTATGTTGTTAAGCCCCGGAAACCTGATGATGTTGTCAGGGTTGAAAGGGTTGTAACGCAAATCGCGGGTGTCGGTGGCGAACATAACCGTTCCCGTTTCGGGGTGATGAATCAGGAATCCGAAAGGTTCGGCGGCATCGTGTTCAACCCTGAAAGGCATTATTCGGAATTTGCCGATTGATACCATTTCATGGTCGGCGACCTGATGCACAAGTTCGTTGGTGTCAATGTTCAGTGCCTTTGCCGTTCCCCGTGAGGTGTAAACGGGAATGAAGCGTTCAAGGAACTTGCCGACGGCGGCGGAATGGTCGCCGTGTTCGTGTGAAATGACCACACCTTTGATTCGGTTTGTCTTGAAGTCCATTGCCATGCGAACACGGTTGAAAGGGATGCCACATTCAATGACAAGGGCTTCATCCCCATTGTCAAAGATGTAGCAATTTCCCTTTGAACTGCTCCCAAGAATCCTTAAGTCCATTAGAATCCGGGGTTGTTGGTGTCAGGACTTTCAGGCGTGGGGGCTTGCGCGTTTTCAGGGGATGCGTGCGCGGCTTCCTGATTTTCGGGTTTAGTTGCGGAAACATCCGGGGTCTTTGCGTCATCCATGCTAATTGTTGACGCGGTGTGAGGTGCGGATGCTTCGGGGGATGCGGTCGGCGCTTCTTCAAACTCGACATCCACGATGTCTTGTTGTTCCTCGATTGTACGCATACCCATTGAAAGTTCGGGGGCATAAGCATTTGTCCACATTGAAGCGGCGCGATACATCAGCATTTGCCGGGGCATTGTGCGCCACTTTGAACCGTCCTTTGTGAACCATCTTTCTTCAACTGCAAGTTGAATTGACACGGGCGCGGATTCAAGGACATTTTTTGACCCTTTCTTGGTGGTGAAAGCCACACATTCAAGGTTGCGAATGTTCGTGCCGTCAAGCACCTTTTTAACCGCTTCTTTGCGTCGTGCGCGGTCGTTCCATTCATAATCGGTGTATTCAACTTCGCCGATGTTGCCCTTGTCAGTGAAGCGAAATTGCAAGGGTTCAAAGCGTCCGCAAGAATTGACGGTTGCAATCAGGAACTTGGATGACCACGACGGGCGACCATAGATGACCGCCATGTTCTGCATGACCATCAGGGGCGACGCGCCGATGCGCATTGAAACTTCAACGGCAATCATGCAATTTGCAATCGCCTTGCTTGTGGCGGCTTCATTTTCCGCCTGAACCGCCGCAATCACTTCGGGGGTTGCATTGGTAGGGATGGGCTTTGTCTTTGCTTTGTAGGTGTCCGGCACAAGGTCGGATGATGCAAACATCTTGCAAACACGTTGCATTGTTTGGAATTGTTGCGGGTCAAAGAAGTTGAACCCGACCATCGCGGGGGCGGTCGTTGTCACGACCCCGGTTGGATTTTGCACTTGAAGTTCGTTCATTACTCGATTGTTAATTTATTGTCGGTTGTAACGACAAGGTTAATGATTTGACTTTCGGTTGGAATAAGATTGTTGACCGATTCGCGGTTGTCGATGAACAAGGGGGCGCAAATGCCATAGAATCGGCAAAGGGTGTTGATGATGTCAAGCCCGGCATTGATTTTCCCAGCGGTGTTTGCTGACCCAAAGGGAACACCATTGACAAGGGGAACACACGTTTCAAAAATGTTGCCCTCAAAGGTCTTGTCGAAAAGTCGGAATGTGACATTGTGGAACATCCCATTGATGCGGCTTTCGCATTCATCAATCTTGGTGCGGGTGAACTCCTGAACAACATATTCTTCTTTTTCAAGGTCGGCAATTTGTTGTGCAAGGTTTTTGCCCTTTTGGGTAAGGTTTTCAATTTCATTTTCACACCGGGCGATTTCATCACGGGTTGCAAGTTGGCGTTTCAGGGCATCACGGCGGTTTGTCAATTCTTTTTTCTTTGCCTGATGTTCGGAATCATCATTGGTGCATTCCCCTGATGTCGCAAGGGCGGCTTGGGCTTTCTCAATCTGCTTTGTCAATTCTGCATATCCGGCAACTTCATTTGCCACGATGCTTGCGGGGGTACTTTCGGGCATATTGGCAAGGTCGGATTCCTTTTGCTTGATTTCCGCCTTGATTGCGTCGATTGCGGCTTGTTGGTCGGTGATTTCCTTTTCGGTGTCCTGATGGGCTTTTTTCAGTTCTGCAAGGCGGGCGGCAAGGCGTTTGCCCTCAACCTGAATTGCATCCTTTTTCGCCTTTTGGGTTGCGATGAAATCGGACAAATTCTTGTCGCGCATTTCCTTTGGCAACACTTGTCCGCAATGGTGGCAAACATCATCGCCCGAATATGCCTTTGCGTTTTCCTTATACCATTCATCCCGTTTGCTGACAATATCGGCTTCAAGGGTTGTGATGTCGGTGGTGTAACGGTCGCGGGATGATGTCAGGGTGCGCAATGTGCGTTCCATTGCTGACAATTCACGTTTCTTTGAAGCAATGCCCGATTCAAGTTCACGACGGGTCGCATTGGCTTCAAAAGCGGCGTTTTTGGCGGCTTGTTCGGCTTCCCTGACAAGATTATCACGTTGGGTTGTCAGGTCGTTCACACGGCGTTGTTTGGCTTGTTCTGCCTGATATTCGGCACGGACACGGGCGGCATTATCCGACATAATCTTGTCAATGTCGGCAATCTCCTTGTCAACTTGGGCGATTTGGGCTTCAATGCTTGCGAAATCCTGACTTTCCGGCATCATCTTTCGGGTTTGGTCGATGCGCGGTTGAATTTCGGTCAATTCCTTTTGCAAACGCTTCTTCTTTGCCGCCAATTCGGTCTTGAAGTCTGCAAGTGATTTCCCGGTCAGTTTGTCAAGAAGTTTCGCAAATTCGGGATTCTTGGCGGCAATTTCCGCATCGGTGATTGTTCCCGCAAGTTGGAAAAGTTGTGCGCGTTGCAACTTCCAATCCATTGATGCAAAGAACATCGGGTTTGTTATCATCTTGAACAAGGATGGGTCAAGAATAGCGGCGACACGGGCGTTGAACTCATTGACCTTGACCGGGGTTTCATTCCACCAACATTCGTTGTGTGTGCCTTTCAATACGCGGTCAACCTGACCACGGGGTTTCACCCATTCTTCGACTGATTCGCGTTTCAGGGTGATGCGTTCACCGTCGATGTTCAACACAACGGTCACACTGCATTCCACTTCGTGAAGCAATTCCCCGTTTGCCAATCGGGTTCTAACTTCATAATCTTTGCGGTCTTGAACATCCTTGCCGAAAAGACACCACACAAAGGCATCGAAATGTCTTGACTTGCCAAGACCGTTTGCCCCGGATATTGTGGTGACATCGGCGTTGAAGTGCGTTGTCCGCGCTTGTTCCCCTTTGAAGTTGCAAAGGGTCAGCGATTCCAAGATTGCTTTTTTCATTGTTAGTTAATGTTTTATTTATTAAATAATTCTAATGCTTTGTCCGCGTCAATGACTATCAACCGACCACGTTGTGAAATTGCCTTGTCAATCTTTCCGCTTGCCTTGATACGGTTGGCGGTGCTGATACTGCAATTAAAGATTCGGGCAATTCCGGTGATTCCATATTCAAGGCGGCGTTCTTTCGGTGCGTCTTGCGTCGGTGTTCCTGATGCCGATTGTATCAGTTCAAGAAGTTGCCTAACCGTCAAGTCAATCAACCTTGTGTTCGGGTTAATATCAATCATAATTCGGCGGAATCATCATCGGGAATTGGAACTTCTTTCAGGTAATGTGATGAAACGCAAAATGAAACAACCATGATGGCGCAAAGCCAAAGACATTCGGCAAATATCATCGTGAACGTCAGGGATAAAGCCCACCAAGTGAATATTGCGCGTTGGCGGCGTGTCAGGTCTTGACCACCTGAAATCTCCTTGATAATGTATTTCAATTTTTTCTTCATTGCTTAAAGTGTTAATGGGTTGATGTCGGAATCATTTTGCGACCGACGGGCGCGGATAACTCTTGTTGTCCTTACTCTTACCATGCGGCAATAATCCTGATTGTCTAATCCGATAATTTGCGGGGTAAGGATAAGCAACATCACGATTGCCAAAACATTTCGTTTCAAGGGTGATAAGTTAAAGGAAATGTGGAATGTAGTGCAAAACCACCACGCGCACAATTCATTGATTTTTTGACACCCGATTTTCGCATATATGTTCCGGGCGTGATTTTCAACGGTTCGTTCCGAAATGAAAAGGCGATTTGCAACATCTTTCTTGCTTGCGCCCCATGCGAACAATTCCGCAATTTCGGATTCGCGTTTGGTCAATTCTGCAACATCCATCACTCTACCCCCCAAACTTCCTTGACACCATATTCGGCAAAAATATTTTCAACCGCACGGGCTTCGGAAATCTTGGGTTCAACTTCACCTTTCAGGCGTTTGCCCCAAGATGCGCGGGTGGTGATGTTTAGTGCCGCCATCAGTTTTTTGCGGCATTCTTCAAGGTCGCCATTCTTCACTTGCGACCATCCTTTTTGAAATGAAAAGTGTTCTTTGCTCATTTTTGAGGATTTAAGGGGGCGGAGGTTTCCGCCCCGGTGGTTAATTACATACATTTCGGCAATTCATGCGACTTCAAGCGATGTCCGGCAAGAATCAGGGCGGCGATTTCCATATTGAATGACCGGGCAACCGTACCGGGGCAACCGTGGTTGATAGTCGGCGACCAATAGGTGAAGCACACTCCCGACCCATCGGCATAAAAATCGATTGACTGACCTTTGCCGTTGTCAAGTGCCAAGATTGTTTCACGCACTTTCGACCGGGTTTCATAGTCAAGGGCATCAATCTTTTCTTTAATTTCAGTTCTCATTGTTGCGAAATTTTGAGTGTCGTTTTAATTTTTCCCCATGAAACATTGCGTTGGTTTCGTAAAAATGACGTAAATTTGCTATTTGTAAGCGTTTGCTTTCGCTTTACCTTTGCAATGTGTTTCATTTACGCTTGCAAAGTTACGCAATATTGTGTGTAAATCCAAATAAAACACAATTAAATCACGCAATAGTGCGTGTTAAAAAATCTTAACAAAATGCAACTATCTGATTATGACCGCAAATGAAGTCAAACAAATACGCGATTTTTTAGGACTTTCGCAAGAAGCACTTGCCGAAAAGATAGGTGTTCACTCCCGGACAATACAAAATTGGGAATCAGGTGGGAAAATTCCAAAGTCAAAAGACGCAATATTGCGGTCGCTATTGGCAACACCCCACGTCGTGTTTGGTGGTCAGCACGTTCAAAACGGCGATGCAATCAACGGCGACAAGATAATTGAACGGACAATCGAAAAGGAAACTATCGAGGCAACCGCCCCGGGACAATACCCGGACAATGATGTTGCCCGACTTATCGGGTTGCTTGAAGCAAAGCAAAAATCCCTTGACAACCTGATTGCCCAACAATCCCGTTATCTCACAATTATTGAAAACCTATCAAAACCCCAACAATGATGATTGAAATTGAAGTCAACAAGTTTTATGGCGTTCCGGCTTATTATTCTGTAATGCCTGAACCCATCTTTGATGCCCTTGAATTGGCATCCCTCAAAGGCGAGGAAACAACAAAGGTCGACAAGGTGCTTTTCGATAAGATGATTGCCGACTATAATGTCAAGATGTTATGCAAGGGTTAAGGCTCATTCTTTGCGTGTGTGGGCTTCTTTCCCTTGTCGGATGTTCAAATGGTCAATCCGGCAAACAAAATGCGCCACAAGCCACGCAAACGACCCACACAACGACGTTAGACCATTTTGTTGATGCTGCTATCGCTTCAACACCTAATTACTTGAACAACGATGTCACCCGGTCGATGCTTGCCGACACAATCAAAGCCCGCATCAATCAGTATCAGGGCGGCAAGTTGCCGTTCTTGGCGGAATTACCGATGGAATATGAAATGTGCTTGCCTTACAATCAATATTCAAAGTTTGCCGGGCAATACGTTGTCAAATTCTCTTATTCCAACCGCCCGAATGATAGGATTATCAGCTTTCAGGTGTTCGCCCGGATGAAGCCCGAACAAGTTGCAAACCTTGTTGACAATGCGAAATATTCGTTGGATGGAAAATTTTTGTTTTACCCTGACAACACGCAAGAACATTGGTTTGAATTACCGTCGGGGCGTGGGCTAACCGACAACCCAAGAATCAGTGTGACCACCGAATTTGACAATTCCCGAAGTGCCTTTTTCAATCTTGGCACGCTTATCATGGATGATGTCACATTCTCCCCGGCGGAATAGGTCTGTTCATTTCAATGCAAATGCAATGCAACGAAGCATATTTGCAATGCAAAATGATGCAAAAGAAAAGAAAAGAAAATAAATATATCTTCGATATAATATAAAATAGGGCAAAACAAGTTTTGCACTTTTTCCAAAAAAGCAAAATCAAGATGAAAAAATCAGTCAACCCCCAAGCGATTGAAATAACCCGCCGATTCTTTCAAGCCCTGAATCTCGCAATCGAGTTGGGCAAGGTCGATGGCATCAAAGGTTTTTGCGAAGCACACAACCTGAACCGGGTAAAATATGCGACTTTGAAATTGACCATCGACAAGCCCATTGATGAAATGACTTATAAATGTATTGACGTGGACGCATTGGCGGGCATCTGCAACGACTTCGGGGTGTCGGCTGAATGGTTGCTTCTCGGACGGGGGAAAATGCTTAAAACGGATGCGAAATGAAAATAAATTGGTCGGTTAAATTTTTCCTTTATAAGCGGCGGAATCATCAGGAAAAGGGCGTGGCGATTCGGATGCGGTTCACATTGCGCGGTGAACCCCCGGTTGATATTGCCACGGGCTTTATCATTGACGTTGACCAATGGGATGCCGAAAAGCAACTTGCAAAGGACGCCGCCCCGAATGCCGATGAAATCAACCGCACGGTCAACCAATGGCGGGTTGTCATTAGTGAAGTGATGTCGCGTTATGAACTGATTGAAAAACGTGTTCCGGCGCGGGGTGAAGTCCGCGACTTGTTCAATGATTTAGTCGGTCGGCAAACCGAAGTTAAAAAGGCAATCGGCGACAATCAGGGAATCGAGTTGTTTGCGGCGTTTGACTTGTTCACCGAAACGATGGGCAAGAAGAATCAATGGACGGATTCAACCTTTGAAAAGTTTTCCGCCCTGAAAAGGCACTTGCAGTTGTTCGACCCCTTGTTGTCGTTCCATACCTTGTCGGAATCGAAGTTGCAAGAATATGTTGACCACCTGACCAAAAATGAAATGCGCAACACGACCATTGCAAAGAATCTTTCATTCTTGCGATGGTTCTTGCGGTGGTCGTATTTGTCGGGATATTACGCCGGGCATCTGCACGAAACATTCAAGCCGAAATTGAAAGGCACAAACCCCGACGCAAAGGAAATAATCTATTTGACCCAAGAAGAAGTCCGCAAGCTGCAAGAATTTCAGTTCAACAAGTCACAATCCGCCCTTGAACGTGTCCGGGATGTTTTCTTGTTCTGCTGCTTCACAGGCTTGCGATATTCGGACGCGGCGAAATTGAAGCGTTCCGACATCAAGGCGGAACACATAGAGGTCGTGACCAAAAAGACGGTGGACGCATTGCGCATCGACCTGAACGACCATTCGCGGGCAATCCTTGAAAAGTATGCTAACACGCCGTTCCCCAACGACCTTGCATTGCCAATCATCAGCAATGAAAAAATGAATGTGCACTTGAAAGATTTGGGGAAATTGTGCGGCATCGAGGATATGACAAGAATTGTCTATTTTCAGGGCAACCAACGATTTGAAGAAGTGCTTCCGAAATGGCAACTTTTGACAACGCACGTCGCCCGGCGCACATTCGTTGTCACGGCACTTCAACTTGGCATCCCCGCCGAAGTGATAATGCGATGGACGGGGCATTCAAGATATGAAGCGATGAAGCCTTACATTGCCATTGTCGATGAATTGAAGCGAAATTCGATGTCAAGGTTCAATTCAATATGAATGACCACGATTTTTTCAGGACATGACCACGACCACGAAAATGACCACGATTTTTGAAACTCCGGGTGATATTGTGCGACACTCTGCAATATCATCGACCGACCGCGCCCGACATCATTTTCAGGACTTGAAATTGTCTGATATTAAGGCGTTTCAAAGTTCGTACACCCTCTCTCTCCGCAATAAACATTGAGAATCAATGTTTTACAAACATAAGCACCCGATTTTACACCCTATAATGTAAAATTGGGTGCTTTTATATTATTTAATGAATCATCTTTGTGGTAGCAGATAAAAATATGATATGCAGGTTTATCTGCTTAATCTGTTATTATCAATTCAGAATGTGTTCAGGAACGGGTGCTGTTGCAAATTTGAGAATTATTGAACGACAGAGCGAAGTCGAAAGCTTCCATCGGAGTATCTTGCACAAAATTTCCGGATTCATCGGCTGGATAATTCAGATGCAAATAGGGAACTGCCTCCTCTCCGCAATAAAGAATGTAAATCAAGCAATTGCAAGATCTGCACCTTCTATTGTATCCAAAATGCAAAGTTGGGACAATACGAATTAACATTAAAGCCAAAGGTCTCTTATTAACAGGACACTATACAATAATGGCGCCCCTTTTCAAGGAAGATGCTTTTCCGGCACAATGAAGCGTGCTTGGATAACAACAATATAATCAAAAGA